GAGTTCAATATACATTGAATGCCGACTTGGATCAAATTCTAAAGTGTGACTTAGTTCTCAACATGAACCTGAGAGCCAACATTCTTTTTTCTTAATGAAATTTCGGTTCCAGTGCTTATCGACGTAAATATAGACATAACTCCCAATCAATTCAAGGAAATATCATGAGTAATGTATACGATGACCCAATTAAGAACATTATTTTAAAACATGAGGGTGGATTCGTCAACGATCCCGCTGACAAAGGTGGTGCCACCAATCTGGGCGTAACACAACAAACCCTGACTGAATGGCGAGGTCATCCCGTATCAGTTGATGATGTGAAGAACCTCACCGAGGATGAAGCTCGGGACATCTATGATACACGTTACCTAAAGAAGCCGAAGATTGATTGGCTCGTGTTCCCACACCCACAGGTATTCGTATTTGACATGGCTGTCAATCACGGACCGGGTCGCGCTGTGAAGATTCTCCAGAAGACCATAAATAAGGCTGGCTTCGGAACTCTTGGTGTCGATGGTGGCATGGGGCCGATGACTCGTGACGCTGCCAAGAAGGCTCAAGACGCAATGGGTCCATATTTTCAGAACGCCATGGTCGAGGAGCGCAAGGCATTCTATGAGAAGATCATCGCTAACAACCCAACGCAGGAGAAGTTCCGCAAAGGTTGGATGAACCGTGCTAACTCATTCATCTTGTCGGTAGATTAATCATGCAGGTATCGAAGTTACAGAACCGACCAGTACTACGGGGACAATGGGGATACCATGGTTCTAATACCATCGTAGAAAATGTTGACTACACTCGGCACTCTGCGGTGTGCCAGCAACACAGTCCCTACATTAGTGTCCCGATGCGAACAGTCGCTACCCTGAACGAAGCCACTTATAAGGAAATCGGCTCGTTGGTTGATGGTAGTTTCTTGAGTCAGAAAATCAGAGCAGATGAACTAACCGGTATTAGGTTTGTTGGATTCCAGCCAGACGATGTAATGAACTTCCACGTCAACTCTTCAAACAGCGAGAGCAATCGTATCCGCTACACCAACAGCATTCAATTTGAAGACTGGGAGGAAATAGCATCAGACCCAGATTTGAATTTCTCAGAACGTGCTCGTATGTTGCTGTGGGCGGGAAACATCAAGATGCATTGTACGTGTCCGTCGTTCCTGTATTGGGGTTACCAGTACATGTGTACGGTACTAGATGCTGCGATCTATCCTGAAGAGCGATATCCGCGTGAGCGTAATCCTAGTGAGCGAGGAATAACGTGCAAGCACCTTAATCGTGTTCTACGTGTTCTGCCATTTCACTCTGGCGAGATTGCCAGTGCAGCCAAAAAGCAGTTCGGTTAACTCGCCTTAGTTGGCGAATTATCGCCTTATTTGGACTTAATTCGCCACTTCTGGCGTGTTAGTAGTCAAGCGCTATCTCACCAAATAGACAGATATCCACTTCGTGTTTGGTTTTGTCCAATAGTTCCGTTTTCAAAATGATTAGCAATGATTCGGCATACTCCTTAGTCATGTTAATTCGCAAACCATCGGTACACGCTCGCCGTTCGCCATCAACACGTTCGGTTACCGTGAAATCTTGTACGTTCATAATTTTACTCCGCAAAGTCAGTGATGAAATGAAATTCATCTTCAGGGTTTCGGAACACAGACTTGTCGTAACAAGGCTCGTTCCACATTTTAATCGAGGCTGCTTTAGCCCACTTCAGTATTTTTCCGGTTGGTATAATCTTTCCCTTAATGCACCAATCCATGTCCCAACTACCCCACGTCCATCTAATTTTCCCACCTTTCTCAATTTCTTTGAAGTCGTGGAAAATTATGCCCGCTGGTCCGTCGGTTCGGTGTTTCTGCCCATCTTGGTACCACGTTAGTTGACGTTCTGTCATCTCCAACGTTCGTATGAATCCGTCTGGCGTTTTCTTAATCGTTTCTGTCCCCGAGAGATCAATCTGATCCGCCCATGAGTCGCCATTCGATGGCTCCCCGCGCTGGCACCACGTGAATACCCGCTGAGTGATCTCCGCTTTCCCCGAAACTGGTGGGGAGTAATATTCCACTTCGGTTAATGCCGGTCCACCATCGCGGTGGGGTTGTCCTTTCAAATTGCGCCATTCTTCCCTGTAATGTTTTCCGTAACGGTGTTCTATTTTCGCCGGACCATACTCACAAGCCAATTGACCAGCCTTGTTATAATGATGTTCCAAATAATCCGTATTGGTGATGGTTTGTATGGCAGCACCGAAGGGGTTGTATATAGAACCGTCCATCCACCATTCTTGCTTGAATTCAGTTTTTGTCTGAATCATGAAATGCATCGGACATTTCGTTCGGTGGCTCATTGCTTTCTTCAGTTCAAAGCTAAGGGTGTCGCGGTGACGCACCATGACCGTGATTGTCTCACCAGTGAAGGTTACAATGGAACCTTCCAGTTCAGGAAATAGGGATTGGACATCGATCATTGGAAGTCTTCGTAATGAATCGTTGCTCCGAACGGTGCCTTGATTGATCTACCATTCCCCATCATGAAGAATATGGTAGGAGCCCATCGGGGGTCACCCCAACCACCGCACGGATAACCGTCCGTCAACATGATGATCATGCGTGGCTTAATATTGTGTTCCTTGAGGTAATCCCAGTTGCATTGGAAGTCTGTACCACCACCACCGGAAATACGATTAATGAATTTACGGATGTGGTCCCAACCATCTTGCCCATGGCTTTTCTCCAGCTTGACAATACTCTCTTCACAGACAGCACCGTCGAAACAGTGAGCGTGGATTTTGTAACGCGGGAATGCGTCCATCATGCCTTTGAATTCGGAAATAAATGCGGTTAACTGTGCCTCACTAACGGAACCAGAGGTATCGACGAAGATAGCAACATCCAGCTTGTTTACAGAATCACGGAAACCCGGGATTGTGATGCCACGACTGAAGAGCCCCTTGTTTGGAGACTTGTACGAATACCGTCGGTGGATGATTCGTTGGACCGCACGGCGCAATGCCTGCCTCCAGTTCACCTTCGGCTTCGCCAGTTCGTCTATAAGGCGTTGAATGGCTGTAGGGATACAACCGGCAGCAGTCGATTCGCGTTGCTCGTGTTCCTTCTGAGCAGCAGCGGCAGAGATCATGGTTTCTTTCCACTCGTATTTCAATTTCTCGTATTCGGATTCTCCCATGACGAATCTGTTGCCTTCGCCGTCTTTCCCTTCTTCCTTGGCCTTGGCAGCTTCCTCGTCAGACACAACCTCAACTTCGATGTGTTCGTCTAGGCACTGTGCGTCCTGTGGAATCTTTTCAGGATTCTTCAGGAGGTCATCGTAAACATCTTCGACCGCCCAACCAAGATATTCGTCATCGTAAAGGATATTGATTGTCTTGATGAATTCACCAACGTGGGCTTCGACCAGTCCGCCATTAACTATAAAGTCGGCGGCAAAGTTCCAAAGCATTTTCAGCCTCATCCCTTCTTTTATCTTTTCCTGATCGCCCTCTTCGAACAACCGTTTCATATTGATACCGGTATAATGTTCGAAGCGGCTGTTGTTGCCAGCGTGATCGTATAGACCATGAAACAGTTCGTGGGCTATGGCGAAAACACGTTCACCCTTTGTGAGTTTTTTTGTGAAATTCGCGTTGTAGAAAATGTGCATACCATCAGTGGCAAGCGTTGGTAATTCGTCATCGGGACGCTCGACCAATACCACCGTCAGCCCAAGAATTCCCCAAAACGGGAATTCTTTAAGGAGCTGAGATTTGGCAACGATGAGATCATTGTAAGCATCCTCGTCGGCGAACTCATCCTTACGGAACCGTCGCGGAGGAGGAACAAACTTGTTAGACTGTTCCTCACTCTCGGCTATTCCGAGGATAGTCGCATCGAATTCATGCAATTGCATGTTAGATAGTCCTGCGGATGATGTTCCGATACTTCTTGGCGAAGGCTGTAAACTTAGGGCTTCGGAATTTCACGAATGAAATATCCAAATGACGGGAGGCAACGTGTACACACAGTACCGTCATCTCCTTACCTAAATTATCGTGGATGAAGTTGCAGAACGAGTTGGCTGCTGTCTGCCATTCTTTGCATTGGAACTCCGCATCATTACCGAGTTCTTCGTCGAAGTACTTGGCATGGTAATCAGCAAGTGCATAGCACAGACCCAAGGCAAGGTGGTACTTGGCTCCAACATTCAAGTCGTCAGGGATATCGGGTTCCTTACCCTGAAGAATTTCGTCCGTAGAAGGCAGCTTATGTGCTATCTTTCGGTGTTCGATGAACTGCTGACCGATAGCCTTACCGATGTAACCAGTAATGATTGCAGCCTGAATCGACTCTGGTAATCCGTCCATTCCTTTCATTTGCTCACTGAGCTTAGCCCACGAACGAGGTGTGGGGAAACCACAATCACCCTCGGTGATAGTGTCGGGCTCGAAATGAAACAGGTGATGCTTCTTCCACTGGATGTAACCAAGGATTGAAGGATCGATGCGTTTGATGACAGCCCAGTCCATCCAGTCTTCCACAGAGTGAATGAGGCGAAGGTGCATGAACCTGTTACACAGGGGCATGGACATCGGGCTTACGAAAGCCTGATCCGATTCACGATTACCAGCGGCAATCAGCGGAGTAAAAGGAGGAACGTCATATTCACCGACACGCTTGTCCAGTACCAACTGGAGAGCAGCGTTCTGTACTTCAGGTACGGCGGCGGAAAGCTCATCAAGGAAGATGATGGCTTTGTCGATGACGTGGATTCGGGCTCCCTTCTGGAGGTCACCACGTACCATTACAGTTCCCTTAATGGAATCGATATCAACCGTGTATTTGTCCAAACCAAGATCGCCCTGCATCTGATCATTCGCACGGCAAATAATCTTACCATCAGGCGAATAAAGGTGAACCATGATTTGCTCGGCATCTGGCCAATCAAATACGAAGGTTGCTTCGGTGCATTCTTCATCAATAATACGGTTGATGAATTGTGGGAGATAACTGGAAGGTATCCAGCGAACCTTACCTTTGGAATCCGTTTCAGCAAGAGTGTTGCCCTTGTCATCAAGAAATATCGGAATGCCTTTTAGGTCAGTAGGGTCGTACTGTGGAAGGTGGAGGGAAACTATGCGCATGCCCCATGGCACGCCGAGAGTACGACAGACATCGGTCTTACCGATACCCATGGCACCCCATACCATCACGTTCGCTTGTTCTTTGGGTTGTCCTTCTGGGGTGACTGCGGAAAGGCAGTGTTCCAGTGTTTGATATAATTGGGAAGGCGTGACTAGAAACTCTGTCTCCGCTTTGGCACGTGCAATATCTTCGTCGCTAGCGTCTGATGACATGTATACATCCTCTTATAATTTGATTCAAAATGTAAGAGAAGTCTAACATAAAGTTTTCGGATTTGTCTAGTCTTTTTTGCCACCGTCGAGTACTAGCAGCTTAGCCCGTTGCCGTTTGTTTTTCTGTAGCTCTCGCATCAGATGTACCAGATTATAAGCAACGGCGCTTATAATGGCATCGGTCTTCGGGTTCTTCAGGTCGTCGATTGCCTTAGACAGCATGTCCCTATGAAATTTAATAAGCCGCTCTAGATCAGCCGCATCTTCATACTCGACGACCTCCAATTGCAGTAATGTGATCTTGGTCATTATAGATATAGGTGCCGGTTGTGAATGTATTCTTCCCACTGAACCCAAACACCGTGGCGATCTTGAAATCCCCAATCCTTTTCCTTCGGCCCCATTAGAAATAGAGACCATGATTCTGCACCTTCATGGGGCAATTCGAGCCGATGGTACGCGAGTGCACTTCCTTTGCGCCATCCATCCTTCGGATCACGCCACACCCTCGCGGTCTCCCTTGAGGTTTCGAAATCGGGGTCTGCCTCTGATAAGCGTGGGATGGATTCCCAATAACCGCCGTCGAGTATTTTCGACTTCCAAGCCCATGGGTGATCATGGAGACCATCAGCATCGGATCGCACACACTTGTGCAACACTAGTCGGTAGGAGAGTTTTGGGAACCAGTGCTTCAACCATCTGGTGCTCAGGAGATAATACCGATGTAGATACGGCTCGCTCATCTCCCTGTCGGTTATGAGCCGGTACAAACCGTGTTGATGTGTTATACCATCCTCTTCGGTTGTCCACGAAAGGAACTTACAGATTTTGGATACGGGAATCCACCAGCGCATTAGGGTTTGCCTCTATTACTATCCTATCAACATATAACCTAACTGATCAGGAGTCAAGGCTCACATAATCAATTATTTGTTGGACAGTAGTGCATTTGTCGAATTCATCATCATCTACTTCGATTTCGAACTCTTCTTCCAATCCCATGATTAGCTCGACGACGTGAAGCGAATCTGCTCCCAAATCATCAACCATTCTGTGGGTGGTTTCTATAGCGTCTACGGGCATCCCCATTTGTTCCGCGATCATGTTCATCACGGTATCTTTAGTGTTTTTCATTATCTGAACCTCCAGACTTATTCTTAAAATCGGTCTCATACCACCCAGACCCTTTCAACTGAAAGGAACTACGGGAAATCACCTTTTTGAGTTTTAGTTCGCCGCACCGTGGGCATTTCCGTTTGGGGGCGGAATCGAACTTTTGGATAAACTCAGAACGCTTATCACAAGCCTTACATTCGTATTCATAGATAGGCATATTTACACCTAATCAATAAGTTCACTGATTGGGTTCAACTTTGATACGTGCATAACAGCATCACTTCCATATCCTAAATCTTTCCATATGTGATGTTCCATGAAGTTGTCACCAGTAGTATATCCATGACAAACCATCATTCTTTTTGAGACATGCCGGAACATAACCAACACGTCCGCACTCACTGGGTACTGGTGCTTTGGCACAAGTAGATATTTTGCATTCGCGAAGGCACCTTTAACTCCGAAAGTAACTCCATCAATTACATAATCATGTTTTCCAGAGTCGCCGGACAGGGCACCTACCTCATGATGCATATCAACATCAAATAAAATAGAGAAACAATATTCAGCTTGTACACCCAGATAATCTACATCAAAATCTGTTCTGTTGGCATCAATACGCCGATTAGAAACTCCGCCATCCCGTTTCACCACACATCGGTCTCTGGCAAGGATTTCTAGATCATTAATCACCTCAGTCGGAAATACAAATTGATTTTTATCATTCATCATTAAACTCATTATTCAAGCTCCGTCATTGCTAGGTCTACCGTAATAAGGGTGTACTCTGTACACACCTTTTCCTTACCGCTGCCCTCGATTGCACCAATGGCTCGCGGAATTCCTTCGAACGCGACTGGCATTAACTCGCGGATTTGGGCATACTGCCCTAACAACTTCACTTTGCACTTTAGCCTGTTCTTCTCTATCCATACGTGCCGAACAATATGACTGACCCGACCCATATCAATGGATTGATATCTAATATCAGGGGTTGCATAGAAATCGGTTCCTACGGGTATACTGCATTCGCCGAGAATTCCGTCGGTCTTGTTGATACGTTTCTCGATTTCTTGAACGGCACGAGCGACCACTTCGGTTGGGTAGATGACCCCAGATGGGTCAAGCTCGTCGAGATACATTAAATCTATTAGTTGTTCCATTGCCGGAATATAGACTTAAATGAAGAACGGGTCAACTGGTTTGATTTCTTTCTCAAGGATAATCTGAAGTTGCTCCAGAAAGTCATCATCGTCAAGGTAGAAAATATCAGAGCGGGGTTCGGCTCCGCAACGCTTGGCACTTTCGGCTTCTACGTAGTAGCAGAGTTGAACTAATCTCATGTCGGGATTCTTTCCCCATAGCTGAGCCAACAGTCCCATGATGGTGTGCATTCTAGCCGGATTTCTCATATAACTCGTTCCATTTCTCGGTAGCCTCGTCTTGAGCTTGTTTGACAAGTTTCTCCCTGTCCTTCATTTTCAGACGGGGGTCGCGTTCTTTGATAATAACATGAGGACCGCGAGAAAAGCAAACATTACATTGCATAGCGTATGACATGAACGGCTTACGAGAAAGGTAAAGAAACGGCCTTCCTCCATCATCACACCATGGGCAGGGGGCTGTTTCTTTCATAGGCCAAACTCCGAATCGGATTAATTAGGCAAATTGAGATGCTAGATGGTCGGCACGTGCATCTCGATCATGTGTATACCTATCATACTCCTCACGGACGAGTTTTTCAACTAAAGATGACATTTGCATGTCATTATATTCGACCATTTCATCTAATTTTGTTTTGGTCTCTGGGTCTACTTTGCAAAATAGATTTTTGCGGAAGTCACCCATAACGATGTTGTAGATCGCGTCAATCGATTTACCGGCATGCTGAGTTTCCCAGTCGGCTCCCAGTTCCTTTTCGATGATACGAATCTTCCTACGTGTGGCATAACTGACTTGAGCCATCACTGAATCTCCTGTGTAAATTTTTTCACATTAGTACTTATCATTTTAGGAGTTTCGGAGGGGTAGAAAACGAGAAGGGCAGTGGTCCGTATTCACGGTCAACGCCAACTGCCCTTCTCTAGTACTTTGGTAACAAGGCTCATTACACCTCGGATGTGTCGGTTGTTTAGACCGCTTGAGAATCTGCCTCCTGCTTACGCAGCGAGAGCGTACTCTCCATCATAGAAGCTATCGTTTGCTGATAGTTTAATTGAATCTTTTCGGGGATATCTTACCCGACAGTCTCACTACTTGTCTTTCATCACCACGTCGAAACCGGTGCACCCCCATAGTGGTGGAGGTGGCGGGATTCGAACCCGCGTCCGCAGAGCGTCCAAGGTTCGCTCAAGCAACTGTAATCTTATTTATATACCCAATCCCGTTTGGTGTCAAGTATCGCGTAAATAAGTAGTACATTGACAGGAACGGACCATGACACAACAAGACCATTGGAAAGATACACTCTGGCCTACCATTTACGCGTCGGGTGAAACCCTCGTAGATTTGCCCGGAACCACTGCTACACTTATCCCAGTCGGCGACACGTCTGAACGCCCTGCTTCACCAGCCAACGGCATGATGCGGTTCAACACCGACCTCGGCGACTTTGAAGCGTATAATGGTGTATGGGCTATCTTGGCTACTCTTGCTGGTGTTACCCTGTCCAAACTAGAAGACGGCGACCTCAACACCGAAATCTACGTTGAAAATTTCACGGGTGTCGATGATAACATTATCGCATTCACAATGGGTGATAATTCTGGCACCTATACCATGCCTGCTTCGGTACTTAACTGGTCAACGAGTGGATTCGGAATCACAACCCCCTCCGGTGCTTCCTCGAACGCTGGTGTCGGATTCACGGTAACAACTGGTGCAGGTGATGCAGCCTTCGCTGGTGGTGCTATCAATATCACAACTGGTGGTGGCGGAACTAACACTACTGGTGGTCCTATTAATATAATCGCTGGTGCAGGTGGTGCTTCCTTCGGTAACGGTGGTAGTCTACTGTTTGCTGCTGGTAATGGTACCGCTGGTATTGGTGGACCTGTTTTTATCTCGGCTGGTGATTCTGGCGGTGGCAACCCCGGTAGTGATGTAACGATTACGGCTGGTCTTGGTGCCACAAATACTGGTGGGGCTATAAACTTAATTGGTGGTGCTTCCACATCAGGGATTGGCGGCGAGATCAATATTATTACCGGGGCATCGGTTGCTGCGGATGGTGCTCCTATTAGCTTAGTCGCGGGTGCTGGTGTTGGTGCGGCAAACTCTGGTGGTGCAATTTCCGTAACCGGTGGTGAAGGTGATGCTTCGGCTGGTACTGGTGGTACTGTCTCTATTAGTGGTGGTGCTGGTGGTACTGGTACTGGTGATGGTGGTGATGTTAACATCCTCGGTGGCGTGCCGCAACTGAGTGGTGTTGGTGGTGATGTTAACATTACTGCTGGTGATTCACTTGGCATAGCCGCTGGTGGTGCTATCGATGTAACCGCTGGTGCCGGTGGCACAACATCCGGCGTAGGTGGTGCATTGCTTTTGAATGCTGGTGCTGGTGGTAATGGTGATGTTGGTGGTGCCTTAACCATTACATCCGGTGCTGGTAGTGGGTCTGGTGATGGTGGTGATTTGGCTATTATCGCAGGTGACGGCGGTGGTGGCGGTGGAGAATTTGGTGGTGATATCAGTGCGATCACTGGTTCTGGTGCTGGTGGCTCTGGTGCCTTCAATATATCTACTGCCAATGCTACTGGTGTTCCTGCTGGCGATATCACTCTGACGGCTGGTACAGGTAGCCCTCATGGTGCTATCAACATGGCTACTGGTGGTGCAACACGATTCACGGTTGAGGACGATGGTACATTGTCCACATCAACGGCATCTTACGAAGCTCTGGTTCTGGCTAATAATGATATGCCGAACAAGAAATACGTTGATGATGGAATTGCTGCTATTGGTCCATTCCTAGCACTGGCTGGTGGTACCATGACTGGTGCTATCAACGCTGGTGCCTTTGCAATCGGTAACGTACTTGATCCCGTAATAGCGCAAGACGCTGCCACCATGAATTATGTTGATACCGAAATTGCTGCCGCACTACACCCATATGATCTGAATGCATATTTGGGAAGTTCGCTCGTAGCTGCCACTCCCGGTCTAAACGTGCATCGTTGGGCGATTCCACGAACTATTACTTTGGGAACCGGTGGACATTTTGCTTATTGTGATGCCCTGACAACGGCCTCGGTTTCTCCGGCGACATTCGATCTCCATGTTGCATCACCCGGTGGTACTGCTCCCGGTACGTCAATAGGAACGATAACATTCGCCATCGGATCACTTACTGGTGTCGTGGCGGCTCTCGGTCCACTAGTCCTTAGCGCAGGTGATGAACTCATAATGACATACACCACCCCTGATACGGGTTCTACATTGGCTCGTGTTTGTTTTGGTATTCTGGCAAATGCCTAATCTTGCTAACGTGTTAAGTATGAGTAAATACTACAGCATTGACAGGAATGAATCATGACACAAGAAAACCACTGGAGAGATACACTCTGGCCTACTATTGCAGCCTCGGGTGAAACTCTCGTTGAATTGCCCGGGACTACCTCGATGACCATCCCAGTTGGTGGCACGGCTCAACGCCCTGCCTCACCAACCAATGGCATGATGCGGTACAACACTGACTTTGGTGACTTCGAAATATACAGTGGTGGTTGGGCTATCCTAGCTGGTGTTAGTGGTGTCGTACTGTCCAAACTAGAAGACGCCGATCTCAACACCCAAATTTATGTCGAAAACTTCACGGGTGTCGATGATAACATTATCGCATTCACCATGGGTGATAACTCTGGCACCTATGTTGTGCCCGCTTCTGTTCTCAATTGGTCCACTGCGGGATTCGATATCGAAACCCCTACTGGCAATGCCGGTAATACTGGTGTCGGGTTCACGGTCACAACTGGTGACGGCAACATAGCCGCCGCTGGTGGTACTATGAACTTCGTAACCGGTGATGGTGGTACCAATGGTAACGGCGGTGATATCGGCTTGACTGCTGGTGCTGGTGGTGCTGCTGCTGGTATTGGTGGTAGTGTTGTTCTTGCTGCTGGTGATGCTGCAATCGGACTGGGTGGACTTGTGTCCATCGGTGCTGGTGATTCTGGTACTGGTAATGTTGGTGGTAGCGTATCCATTACAGGTGGTGTTGGTACTGCCGCCGCTGGTGGTGCAGTTGCGATTACTGGTGGTGACTCCACAACAGGTATTGGTGGTGAAGTAATAATCAACCCCGGTGCTTCTGTTGCCGCCGACGGTGCCCCAATTTCATTGACTGCCGGTGCTGGCGTTGGTGCCGCAAATACTGGTGGTGCGATCTCCATAACCGGTGGTGAAGGTGATACTTCCAACGGTGCTGGTGGTGCTGCGTCTGTTATCGGTGGTGCTGGTGGTACTGGTACTGGTGGTGGTGGTGACGTTAACATCCTCGGCGGTCTACCGCAATTGAGTGGTGTCGGTGGTGACGTTAACGTGACTGCTGGTGATGCACTCGGAATAGCGGCTGGTGGTAACGTGACACTAACCCCGGGCGCTGGTGCTGGTGGTGGTTCTTCCGGTGCTATTGTTATTCCTTCCCAAACAGCCCCAACTGTTACAACAGACAAATTATATAACGATGGCGGTACTATTACTTGGAATGGTATCGATCTCACAGCTAGTGGCGCTGCGGCTTCCGACCTAGCCACGAGTGGTGCAGACGTAAACATAGACCTCGCCGCACCCCCAACAATCGGACAGTTTCTAATAGCCACTAGTGCAACCACTGCAACATGGCAGGATGTCGGTGCAGCCTCCGACCTAGCCACTACTGGTGCAGACGTAAATGTGGACGCAGCAATACCCCCAACAATCGGGCAGACTCTAGTAGCCACTAGTGCAACCACTGCAACATGGCAGACCATCGCGGGTGCTGGTGATGTAATAAAGGTAGGCACCCCTGTTAATAATCAGATCGGTGTATGGACCGGTGACGGAACACTCGAAGGTGACCCGAACTTCACATGGGATGGGTCTACGCTAGTTGTGAATGGTGGTATAGACGCAAAACTTGAATTCGAAATACAAACAGGAGTGTCATATGGACCCGGTGCGTTTACATTGGGACACTCTGGTAAAATGGTTACAATGGACAATGCAGGTGCAAACACAGTGACACTTCCATCCAATGCTTCTGTTGCATATCCTATAGGAACAGAAATCCATTTTCAACAACTGGGAGCGGGAGCAACAACGGTAGCAATAGACACCGATACGCTAAATGTTAATGCAAACTTAACTCTAGTATTGAACGGGCAATATGCAGTAGCAACGGCTCTTAAAGTGACCACCACTACTTGGACATTGTTCGGCAACTTGGTGCCTGTATAATGCACGCGGGCATCACAGCGCATATGGTCAATCAGCCTACGATCTCGGCTTCTGACGAGGTGCTTGCTGATAATCCTGTCGTCTTTTACGAATTGAACGATGCGTGGGGCATTGGCGGTACATTTACGACTGATTCTGGACCTAATGCATTCATAGCTCAAGTGACCGGTCACGAGCGGAGTACAGGATTTGATGCACGGCTCACTTCTGGTAATCCTTCACCACCTCTTCTTCCCGGTGCTGGTCCTAACGGCCTCCCCGGATTGGTCAATGATGGGGGAGGAGTATATGATTTTCCCGGAGCAAATGCAGATATCGTCCCACCCACCACCTACAATGGAGGGCACCTGATTCAGACTGGTCAAAATCTCTTGCAGTTAATAAGCTACATGAGCATTGAATGTTGGGTTAAGTTGGATACTTTTAGTGGCGGAAGTGGTGCATTGAATGATCGGAACCATATAGTGCACTGTGGTACACAGACGAACCTACCACAGGCTCAATACAATGCCTTATGGAGTTTAACGGTGAATTCCACCGGTCATCTCGGAGCCTATCACGAAATCAATGTTCGCTCGCCAATAGTCACGACATCGGCGACGGCGCAGTTATCACTCAACACCGTTCATCATATTGTTACCACACGGAACGGATTAGCGAAAACGATTACATTCTGGATCGATGGGGTAGAATATGATACTGTGGGTTACGCCACTGGTTATAATGGGGGTGGTAACCAAACATTTTTCAGAGTTGGTTATACATCGTTTGATAGTTTTTCGCGGACGGATGGCCAGTACGATAACATAGCTATCTACAACTACATGCTACCCGATGCCCGAATCCTTGCACATTACAACGCAGGACTTTAAGAGCGGGTGGTTCTCCACTCGCCATCGATGTGCAACTGTGTTCCACCATACGCTGTAGTTGAGTTAACATAGGGCGCTCTACATACCATACACGGTGTTATTGGATCATGCGGCTGTGGCTGTGGTTGGTGACGCCAGTTTTTGAACTGACTAACACTGATTAAGTCAGCTACAAAAATATCCTTAGCCAACTCACATATCTCATGTCCGTTCAGGCACGTAACAATTTCACCGGCTGATGCATACAACGTTCGTTCGACGCGGGCACGTTCATCTTTGGATGCATGCTTCCTGATGAGGATCACATATATCGCCACCATAGCCAAAACGATGCATATGGATGTCATCAATATATCAGTATTCATTACAGAAGTAAGGCACTAGCTATTAGATAAAGTGTACCACCCAATACGAGGGCAGCAATACCATCTCGGGTGCCGCCAGCAAAAACTGCATTGGCGTTGTCGTACACTGCGGCACGAGCATTCGCGAATTCTTTCGTTGCTTCATGTGGTAATCTATGCTTGTTAAAATCTTCGTGGTCGTCGTAGTTCATTTCTTTCTCCTAGTGAGTTAGTCTTGCTCTGGTACGCGAAGCCAGATTGGGGTTTGTCCCCCGACCCACGCTCCTTCGATATTGAAACCGAAGTATTCTTCAGCTTCTTCATATGTCATGCCGTCGCGATCCACGAGAATGTCAAGCACCTTCGATACATCGTACACTGCAATGGGTGGTTGACCACATCGGGTACCGACACCGATTATGGCATCGTCCAACCCATCAGCAGTCAAAATATCTTCTCCGTAATTGCTTAAATCCATATCATTTTCCGCGATTATTTCTGAGTTTACCCATCATACCATCATTCCACCGAATGACATAACTTTCATTTTTCGCAACGTCTGTCCAGTCGCCATCGAAGGAACCGATCATAGGAATATAGTACGAACCGGCTAGTGCTCGCATGCTGTCATAGCTGAGGTATTCCCCAGTTTGATTTGTACGGATAGCGGTCAGTACTAGCCTGTTTGCTGGATATTTTTGAACGGGTTCAACTTGGGGGCACCATTCAAAAATTGCTGTGAGATTTGATTTTGCCAAATCATAGCAGAAATCCGTACACCACGGTCCGGCGTTCTGTGAGTCGTGGACAGGCGTGACAAACCTGAGTGCTTGCTCAGCTACGTCAGTGATCCCCGAGCGGGTGCAAAAGAACACCGTGTCATTATGAACGATTGGGTGAATCATCGAGCCATGCGGCATATAGAGGATAGTGTGTTTGTTGTCGAAGCGCCCTGACGCAATCAATGCTTCAGTGCGCATTCGCGAACCACCGATATTGAAGAACTTGTGATAAGGGCGAGCTAGAAGACTACCGTCCAAGCGGAATTTTATGCCGCGACATTCTCTCGCCTGTGGGGTATTGAACGTGGTTACATCTGGTGTCTGGTAATCAATTGATATACCCCATTGATGTTCAGTCACGGTGAACTCTTCGTGATGCTTGACGAACGGCAGTACGTCGTCGATTGTCTTGATTGTTGGGAACTTCGACATTATTCCAACGTAAATGTTATTTCGTCATTTGGACACATTTGGCCCGATAAAGAAAGGCTGAATAAATCACTTATGCCGTAGCCATCCAGAAATGACATGTCGTCCCACTCGGTTTCTCCTTCGTCTGGGTAACACATCCAACCCGCAGCATCCGTATCTGATAAAAACGAACCGTGATCAATGTTTTCGAATAATGTGATATCCACTGGTGGACAACCCCGAAGTCCCCGTTGGTCGCAAATGTTTATGAGTTTGGTTTCAGCACCGTGTGCTTTGTTTTCCGCAGCCTGTCGTGATTCCGGTACGTCCAATACATGCTCACCACTGATAAATGCATTGATGTAAGTATGAGCCACATTCAATTGGTGATCCATTTCGGGGTCCATTGAAATCTTTATAAGGTGACCATTGAAACTCTTGTCGTCGGCACTCAGTCCGATAGGGTCGGGTTGAAGAACTACAGCATCAGGCATTACTCCGATACCATCGATTTCCATGGTGCCACCCGCAAAGTAGATAGCCGAGGTGGTTTTAATGCCGGTTCCTCCGGGCAAATCAATGACAGTTTGCACCGAACCTTTACCGTAGGATTTAATACCCATGATGAGACCTTCGGCATGTGTTTGTACTGCTCCGGCAACGATTTCCGATGCAGACGCCGAACCGCCGTTTATCAATATTACTCGTGGAATATCAACAGGGAACATTCTTTCGTCAGCAGTTAGGTAATTATACGCCATAGCCGGTCCGCCTTCAACTTCGGGGCGCTCGATGACGCGAACTGCTGATACGTCCTTTGGGAGAAACAAATCACTAACGTATACCGCTTGACCCAATATACCACCGGGATTACCCCGCAAATCCAAAACCACACCTTTGATAATACTCGTATCCAGCACGTCGTTTCTACCTAACCACCCTCGATCTGATAGCATAGATTTGATATCACCGATGACTGAACCGGAAAACTGTGTCACTCGTATTGTGAGAACTCCGGTCTCGGAACGTTTCATATACACGTATTGATTTCTAGTCTGTATTCGTGGAACAGTAATAGGCGGAAGGTTCCGAGTTCCACGTCTGGTGTTTAATATAACATCCGTCCCTGCCCGTCCTTTAATTGCGGTTACGATTACCATCAGGTCTTCTGGATCGTATTCAACCATCGGTTCACCCAGAGAACCAGCAGCGGTGATTAAATCACCTACTCTAACGCCCATGTTATGCAATGGAGAATTGTCAAATATGTTGAGAATAATGGCACCACCTGCGCCGGGAGCAATTTGAATCCCCACACCGGTATAATTTGCAGGTCGAAGGTCGCCTTGTAACCGTTGGTATTCTTCAGCGGAAAAATATCTTCCGTGCTTATCACCAATTTTTTCCAAAATGGCATCGACGGCAATATTGAATAAATCTTCCTCTGATTTTACTGCCTCGGCATTAACGCTATTGCCACGTATTGCATCGAGTACCCGTTGGAATTGTTCGCCGTAATTCAGTTGAGAACTGGTGTCGTAGCGGAGTTGGGCGGCAGGAGAGTGACCGGTCGTGAGAATTATACCTATCAACGCTCCGACAAAGCAGAATGGAATGAACCAACTTGATGATTTTGTACGTAGCATAATTAATTTCTCCAATTATCCAAAGTGTATATTACTTATCCATCGGGGGTCTATTCCGAATAACCAGTATGCGTGGTAAGCAGCCAGTAATCCGTAGATTCCAACTGCGCAATAAAATACTGTTCGGTAACCTGCATGTAGTTGTGGGAGGTGTTTAATCGTGAATCCGAGTAATGTCAGGAAAAATATCTTCACGGCAATTATACCCCATATACCGAAGTTCTGGTACATGTGGTTCATAACGGGATTGGCTTCAGTGGTGTTCACGAAGAGGGCTGTGCGGGTGAACACCACGTCGATGATGTTCATTAAAACCAACATCGCGTATGCAAACCATACGCGACGTTGGTTGTGTGGTTTTTCAGTCCCGACCAAATGCATCGAACACCACATAGCTGCCATTGCGTGACAAAGCCCCAATGCTCAGTTCCATCCATGACAGGTGTCCACGAACAGCAGGACCGCGACCGAAGTCATCTATGTCCTTCGAGGAACCAGTGTCAAGGAAAATAGCCTTACCACCCTTGTCATTGGTTTTGGTTAATGGCTCCTCGGTTGACAGTACGGCATGCCCAACGACAGCGGTGTGTCGGGTGGGAATATCATCAACCCAGTTGTACAACCGCTCAGGGTAACCGCCGATGGTCTTGCCTGTGGACTCACCGAACATGGCCATGGCCATACGCTTCGATTCTTCCTCTGCACGGAATAATGTATCATCCCAAATAGAGCGGTGTGCTGCACCGTGAACGAATAGAAACCGATCCAGTTGTATCCAATCAGGAGACAGGTCAACCAGAGCTAGGAACCTTCGTTCCCACAAAGCACGACGCGCTGGCGTCATAGCCTTAACCATATTAACAGTGAAGTCGTTGCCGGAAGTGATACTCCCTTCGAAACCGTTACCACGCTCCTTGACAACCCAGTTCGCAATCTTCCGTTCGTGATTACCACGAAGAGTGATAGCACGGCCTTCTTGAACCATTTTGTACACACGTTCTACAATCTGGATACCACGGACATCGTAGTCCAATAGGTCTCCCAAAAACAACAGGAAGGTGTCCTCGGGTACGTCGATAGCCTTACGAAATGATTCCAGATTTCCGTGCACGTCAGCGACGACACGCACGCGATTGAAACCACTCGATATCAACTGTTCAACCGGATTTTCCCGTGATAGTTCGCGGGCGACTTTGAACTCTTCCACGCGAGTATCGATAACCGTGACTTTCTTACCTTGACTGTCACCGGCAAGAATTTTGTGTTCGTTGGCTACGAAGGTATCTTCGTGTGCCTCGATGAGGCTAACAAGTTTTCCGCTAGTGAGCTTCTTAACGTAAATGTCCTTTCTCCAACCTGCTTTTTGCATTTTGGATTCAACCGACCGGTTCACCACCAAGTAGGTTATTGGGACATCCAGCATCAGTCCGAGTTCGAGTGAGCGGCGACGATCTTGGTCGCGCACGTGGGTGGCGTCGATAACAACGCGCTGCCCGACATTAATTTTCGCTTCGACACGGCGACTGACCTCGGCCAGCACCTCATCGTCCTTATCTTGCCGACGCTTGTCGCCGGTAAATTCCACGCGCAGAGCATCGGTAGAAATGACTTCACGCGAGTTGAAGTGCCTTTCTATCAATGTACTCTTGCCAGCCCCAGAAGGACCGACCATCATCACTATTGATGGTCCTATTGGAATCGTTTTCATTTTGTTTCTCCATTCATCCCGTAACTATAACACCCACACGGCGGTCTGTCAATCACTTGACCGGTGCCACAAACGATACTATATGTGTTTATACACCAAACTTGGAATTCGAAATGGACAGACCATCGTGGGATCAAATGTACATGAACATGTGCTACGAGGTTGCAGATCGCAGCCCCGACGAAAGTACACACTCAGGTTGTTATATAGCTGACCAAGACAACACGCCAATCAGTTTCGGCTACAACGGGTACCCACGAGGGATCGAGGATACTCTTGAAAGACAACAGCGCCCGCTGAAATATCAATACTTCGAGCATGCCGAGCGTAATGCGATATACAACGCAGGACGCAAGGGTACGAGTTGCCTTGGTGCCAAACTCTACATTAATTGGTTACCATGTACGCCCTGCGCTCGTGGGGTGATTCAATCGGGAATCTCCGAAATCATCGTTCACGCGGAGGGTCAGATGGCATTCAAGATGTCACGCAATGACGATGCCGTATGGGATGCTGACCATGATGAAGTTCTGGGAATATTTGAAGAAGCCGGAGTTAAGTTCCGCTGGTGGAAAGGTCGCATTCGGAAGGGTCAATTTGGTTTTTGGTCAGGCAAATATTACGACCTCAGTCAGGGACTTCCTGTCGAGGTTAATTAATTACGTGATGAGTCTGGGTACTTGTGCTGAGGTATGTCGATTTTGTGAGCATATTGGTCAGCAATGTAATCCGATAACGATGTCTCTTTCGTGTTATACGTTTGTAAAATAAGAGCCGCCAATTCATCATCCATCTGCCGGTATACCTTCCCGTTGACCCGAATTGGGTTAACTAGGTTGATACTTTCCACGTCCGCACTACCTTGGTAGAATAGATATTGACCCTCGTATTCAGTTGGTTCTACGTTCCACTCAACGGAGACAGGAAATTCCTGATATGAATCGGTAGATTCGTCATAAACTTCCAGATTGATATTCTCAACATCTACCATATCGTCCGATGGGTCATACTCATCCATACCTAATGCTTCAGCGAGGGCGCTCAGGGCTTCGTCACTCTCGTTACGAAACATATGAACACTGGCTTCACCAAGTCCACGAGATGTTACCAGATTTTCAAGTTCTGGGTCAGCATCCATTGCCATGTCACCAACGTATGGTGCACCAGAGCCAGAACCCATTGAGAAGCCACCACCAGCCCCGTCAGCCTCGTCCATGGTTGGTTCGCCTGCTAGGTTGGTCATACCAATGGGCGTCGCTACGCCGCTCTCAGGAGCCTCTGCGTCCATGTGCTCATCATTACCGGCATCCTCGGCCACCTCGCCTTCCTGATGGTACATTTCTGGTTTTGAAAAGGCATTTTTGGTTGGGGCGGTTACTGTAAATCCCACGGTTTCGCCATCACCCATTTCTCCTTTGCCGAAAGATATAGCAGCCTTCAGATCATTGTATCCGGTTATCCATACATCACCATCCGTCCGGTATGTTGTTAATTCGAATGGCTTAAATTCGTCGGACTCACCCATCACCATAGGCATATCCATAGGCATATCCATAGGCATATCCATAGGCATATCCATAGGCATATCCATAGGCATATCCATAGGCATTTGGTGTCCGTTGTCGTCCATTGGGCACTCATCCTGCTGCATACCTTGAAGCACAGACGAACAACCCCCGATATCCATGGGTGAATCATTGTGGGAAAAGCCGCCATCAGGGTATATTCGAAAAGACTCACCTCCTTCGCATTTTATCAGTAACACATTCTGGTCAGCTTTTAACAATGAAGCATCCACCACGGGGTTGCCGTGTGCATTGGCTGCGACCGCTAGGGACTCGGCAGCATCAATTTGTTTTGTCGGACGATCCCACAACCACGAAATGGCTCCCGACGGTAAATGCATGAGATTCATGCGACCGGATTCCATTAATGCTACTTGTAAGTCGATATTGGTCATGGTAAGCTCCTCGTTATCAGTGTATTTACTGATAAATATTAATACCTGAAAGCCTTGACACTTATACTGCGACGGTATATATTGTGATTATGGCGGAGAACACAAATATGAGCCAATATGCACTTCAAGATAAACATCGTATGAGAGCACGGTGTCACGGAAACAACGGACCCGACAGAAAGTTGTTACCCACCTTCCAACAACTTGGGGAATATGACGAAACTTCCTTCCTTGCCTTAAAGGAATTAGTCATGGCGCGAATCGCGAGTCACCCCGACGATTATAGCGATGTTAATAATTCAGACGTTTATGAAATCGCACAAGCCTGTATGTTAAAAGATTTTTTTCATCAAAGTCTCCCTGCCTACAGGCAACTTCTACTTCAGACCACCGGAGATCGCCCCGAGGGCGCAGACGAAGTTCCAGATGAGTGGGAATACCAAAACTATCAAGAACCCCGTTTCGGGCCGTTGATTAATCAATTCGTCAACCCCCACTTTCGATCACGCATCGCAATTGCCCCACCGAAGGGAACGGTCGGTTGGCATATCGATACCAATACCAACTATGCGTGTCGTGCAAGCATCATGATACAAGGGGTGCAAGAATTCAAAATTGAACGCTGTGGGGTAATCGAAACACAGGTCATGAAGCCCGGGGAAGTATGGTTTAAAAATACCGGATACAACCACTGTGTTGAGGTGCTGAGTGACGAGCCCCGTATCGTTATTATTACGGGCTGCTTCTATAATGCTATCGAGGATATGGTGCCATGCCTGAGCTAAACTTTTCAAACAAACTACGAATTCTTCACATACTGAATCACCTTGCATTAATTCCCGCATTCATATATGGGTCATGGTGGATGTGGGCTGCTGGATATGCATTCTGGTACTGTGTTATCGGATCAATCGGTATCAGTGTTGGTTTTCATCGCTATCTCGCCCACAAGAGTTTCACCACATACAAGTGGTTTGAGGTTCTGATGATCTACAGTGGGTGTTTGGCTACTGGCGGAACGCCAATGGGGTGGGCTGGTACCCATCGTTTACATCACGCGTATTGTGATACCGAGAAAGACCCACACTCGCCAAAAATCCTTGGTGGTGTGCGAGCGTACTTCCATCTATGGAACCCATTTGAAATTCCAAAGGGAATGGTTCGGGATTTAATGAAGAACCCGCATGTTAGGTTCTGCCAACAACACTACTTCAAGATACTGTTCGCATGGGCGGGATTGTTATTCTTGATCGATCCATTATTGATGGTATTTGGTTATTGTCTACCTGCGGTTTTTGCATTTCATGCATATAGCCACGTCAACGCTATCAGTCATATGTTTGGATACCGAACTTATGACCTCAGACCAGCGGACTCTAGTACCAATAACTGGTGGGTGAACATGCTCGCTCCGGGTGAAGGTTGGCACAACAACCATCATAAGTACCCAAATCGGTATAGAAACGGTTTCAAATGGTGGGAACTTGATATTGGAGCCCGAACCCTAGAAACATTTGGTTTAATGAAAACCCAACGATCTGACTAAAGAGGACAAACTCATGGCAGGCCATCACGATATTCGCTTTGATGACAAACACACCAAGCAAGCAATAGAAAATAAATCACTGAACCGGAACCACGTAAAGGGAATCAACGGACCGGGGCGAAACGATTTACCAACCTATGTTAAATTAGACCACGGCATTCCTGAAGCGGTTCTGGAGCAAGCGCGAGAAATCGCAACCAGTGGCGCTCCTAGTGATTTTAATACGGACAGGTACAAAATCTCCAGAAAAGAAAATTGTAGGTTAGCCAATATGGTGCCCGACAATTACAAACTGCTGCTCCTTCAACAACAAGCGTCAGACACCGATCAAGATGGAGAAATTAGCTACACCGACTGGAGAGACGGAACCAGCGAAATCCAAAAATATCTTGAGGGTATGTTTGGCTCCGTTTACCAAACACGGCTCACTATTACTCCTCCCGGTGCTGAGATACCATGGCATATTGATCTGAACACATCAGTTATATGCAGGGTTCAAATAGGAGTTGATATGGACGATTCGAGTTTTGAATTCAGAAGGCGGGGAGAGGAATCATCAATACATATAGCTTCCGGCGATATGTGGTTTCTTAATACCGCATGGAATCATAGGGTTCTCAACACCGCGTCAGCGAAACCACGAGTTGTACTAATTACCGAAGTATTATACGACGATCTGAAAACCTTTCTTTAATCAGGCGTAGTTCCGGTATTCTTGCTTAAGTCTAACTGAGTGTATGGCTATATCATAGGGATAAGTTATTCTCCCCATGATACCCCAATAACTATCCCATGATGGACGTGTTCCGGCTGGAACAATACACTCAATATACCGTTCATATCTATTGAAAAACTCATCGGTGTATTTGTCCCACATCTTCAATTCGGCTTTCATGTGTCCGGCATGTTTAACACAATAGTGATAATAGCGATCTTGGGATTCACAATACTGATGTAGGCTTTTGATGATATGTAATTGTCCACTTTTCTTCGGATTGAAAAGGGGTGCGTAGGAATGATCTACTACCATCGTGTGATCTGTTACTCCGGGTAATTTGTCCCAGAAGAACATACCCACGCACGATCTAAGAATACCCTCATCAGTGAAGGCACCAACGAGTATGTTTCTACCACTACTGCGCTGTTGAAACTCAGACAAGAAGTCGGTAATATCCAACCCACGACTGCGCTCCATGATTCCCTTTTGCGTGCCTACAACTCGTGTGTATTCTTTGAAATCGGATGACTCAAGGGGTCTGATGTTAAATCGGACTCCTTCATAATCTATGACTTGCTGTTGAAACGAGTGTTCCATTTAATTGCCTAATTGTGTACGGAAAAGTTCCCCGCTGTGGTAAAGTGTCATGAATTCATCCAACATCATTTCAAAACATAATTGGAACTTGATCCGCGTGTATCTATTATTATAAGCGGCATGGTATTCTCTGGTGTTTATTGCGCCCGGGCGACCGTGCCAGTGACCTACTTCAATCGGTATCGTACTACTCTCATTCTCATAAAACAAGGTCGGAGCAAAGTATTCTGGTTCTGGCGTTAGTGGGAAGCTCAATACGGTAGATCGCAATAAATGATTATCAAGATGGATAGGGACATGGGTTCCGGGATTAAGTTTGAGGAATGTTGCGGCGGTGACCGGAACTTGTGGTTGAATGAGGTTGCGCATTGCCTTCGTAATTTCGAACTCGACGAAGGGGGTCGCCCGATGCTCTAGCTGGATAATCGTACCATCTAGACTTTCATACTGTGCGAAGCCGGTTAACCCCTTTGCGACTGCGAGAAGATTCTCTCGCATATCTTCTGTATATCCTATTTCTTCTGAATCAAAAAATTCAATATACGGATACATCAGTATTCCACAATCGTGATTAAATCACTTCCTCTGTAATAGCTACTAAATTGTAAATTATCAGAAGTTCGTTTTTAAATGCCAACAATTCTGGAGCGATTTTGAAAGTATCATAATCCTGTTGGGTGCGGTATAGCGTTACTGTCTCAATCTCATTGGCACCATTAATAGAACCAGAACGATAAATGACATCACCCGCCGTCTGTAATCCATCGAATGTCGCTTTATACGCAACGCGGGATGGCATAGCCGGTATGATGGTGTCGATGTCTGCCTGCGTGCACGGCTCCGCGTTCTTTCGGGCGAATCTGGAAACTGTCATGAACATTGTTAATTCCTCTAAATTTACTCTATATGGTATGGTTGTTGATATTTACTACTAATTGACATCGTACTGGACGTTACTAATGAAGGTTTTTACGATATCCTCTGCGTCATCACGTGTTCCATTCGGTGATGTTGCCACGATCCAACCACGGTCCGCGACCTGAACATCATTGCGCATTTCAAAAACACGCTCACCTTCCTCAACCGAAAGCACGATTTCTTCCAACTGGCTAGCGTCTGGATATCGGATGTTTAAAAGTTTGCCCTTCGGGAAGGGGATGAAGCTATAATAGGTAGGGATAACCGGTTTGGGGGTTATCATTCGCCATTCTTCGCCCAGAGCCGCATTTATAACATTGGTTGGGTAAGAAAGGTCGTTACAAGTATGGTAAAGCATCTTAGTACCGGAGCTTGACATCCGTACCGAGAAATCTACGAGCCAGAGTTCTCCTTCGTGGAGGATGGCGTCTGCCATCCACGCCCCATCGGGGGGTTCCAGTTTATTTTTTCTGAGAGAATCAACAAGCCGTCGAGCGGCGACTTCGGCTTCAGGATGGATACTCGGCCACCCGAAGTTAATTTCAGCACAGGTGGGTGGGTCTGTGATGCCAATGTCGTAAACCAAGTCGAGTTGAGGTACGCCATTGACAGTCGTTCCCGATAGGGAGATGCAAGGTCCGGTAAGATATTTTTGGATAAGGTATCGACCCCCGTATCCATAGTGACGGTAAGATTTGGGGCGTCCGGCAAAGTCTTTATCTTGGTAGAAGAAAGCGCGTTCGGAAAAACCGTCCGTGTTATCGGAATGACCAAAAAACCGCCGAAGGTTGTATTCGGCTTCTGAGATGAAAATTCCATAACCTCCACATCCGAGTCCGGGTTTTGCGATGCAGGGATATGGGATATCGTAATTTTCTGGCTCACCACTAGGCTCCACTATTTCATAAATTTCAGGTACCCGAATTCCGGCTGCTATCATAGCAGGGAGATAAACGGTTTTATCCCTAAAGAATGCTGCTTGTTCAGGGGTGACACCGAGTAGCGTGAAGTCCTCGTTGATCTGTGCAACTTCATCCATGACAACATCCATTGACGAGCACGGAAGTATTGCATGGATATCATGGTCTGCTACGTAAGTGCGGATTTGCTCGTGGTACCATTTTTGATAATCTTCGAGGGAGAGTTTTAAATCATATCTCGAAGGAAGGGGTACCCATACATCCGGTAGACATTCCCGTCCCACGTCTCTCTGTCGGCTGCGCTCTTGAAGGTTGCACATAAGATGGACACAGTGATCCATATCCTGTGCAGCCTGCACTAGGTATTTGTCAGCGGTCCTACCATGTGGTATCAATAAATTCATAAGTCTAAATTATCGTAATATTCACATTCTTTTGGGAATGCTTCCGTACATCTTCGAATTTCATCCCCGTTCAGGTCGCGTTTCCATCGCCCGATTCGGGATGTTATCATATCCGTGCCGCGACGTAATTCATCAATCATGTCGGCATTTCCGTGGGTACGGCAGAGAAATATGTCACGCATACCCTTAGTACAGTTTTCTGGGACAGATAATCCGAGTGTATCAAATACTATTGTCGGGTTGTGTACCACTTCATGATATTCTACAAATTTGATTTGTGGATGATTATCTCCCCTCGACGGGAGGGTGACGTGACAATAGTTGAAACTTTTCCACGAATCAGCACCCTTTCGCATGTGCAGGTGTTTGAAACTACTCCATTGATCTCTGGGGTCTCTCATAACCATTAAGAATACGGCTTTCGGAAACCACTTCCATAAGAGTGATGTATGCTGATAACAGAGCGGACTCGAAGAACCCCAGTGTCTCGCACCCATCCGGTAACTGTAGTGTATACTCTTGAAATATTCGAGGTTCAGTAAGTGCCATTCTCTGTAATCATTATCTGTCCAATACTTGTCCATATCTCCCAAAATGGTTCCGGGTTGTTCATTAAAGAAGAAGAAATCTTTATAGGTCTTTTCAACATGACGTATGAAATCCAAAGCCGGTACGATGTCAGAATCGGTTTGAAGGTCGGGGTTGTTGGCTAATATTTGCCCAACCATAGTTGTTCCCGATTTGGGAACACCACACACAAAAATTGGTTCTTCAGCAGACAGTATATCCATAATCATTAATATAGTTCCTCGTAGTTGGTGGTTCAAGTGTACTTATTTGACAGTTCCATATGAAGCACTCCCGTAACCGAGTAGTCGGTGTGCTGGTGTGTGCCATTTTTCATTATACTTCCCACCGTCGTGCATTTCATTGATTTCTTCCTGAACTCCTTCCCACCAACGTGGTTTGTCCGTGAATTCGTATGGCTCTGGAGAAACACTTTTCCACATATTTTCCGTGGCTAAATCGGCGTTTGCTGTGGTTCTGGTCATGCAACGTTTCATTTCGGGATGATCGAGTTGTGACTCTATTAGTTCTGGTGACCACGTGGCTAAATTTGTTGTAAGGCGTGTCATCCCCTCCTTAAAGAAATCATACCGTAGTAGTGCCGTATCCTCTTCTGCATCACACAACGCCCAGTATGCGGGACCACATACCTTTTCACCATCGTGGTTGTGATTTACGAATCTCATTCGGGTTGGATATATTAATCGTTCCTCCGTCATGAGGCGCGAGATGGCGATGTCTTGAATGACATCTATAGATTTGGTGCGCAACCACGGTACTACGACACGTGCGGTATCTATCAACCGTTCCGGTGTGATATGTACAGTCGAGAATGGAACCACCATATCAAAGGGAGTAGCCCACTTTCGACCGTACCTCAAGATAACTTGATTGAATTTGACTTTTGCTTCTTTGCACGCCTCGATGAATGCGTAATCTTCAAACCTCCCCCGATTGACAATCATAACATTGTTCCACTCGCCGATGGACTTTCTCATTTGTTCTGCGATATCCACCAACGAGCGATCCAGTGATAATATCGAGCCGGTGGATGGTTGTTTTATATAGTCGGTATAATACATACACGAGGACGAACGGCGGTTGGTATAACTGTCACCATTATATCCCCATACGAAGTGGTTCTTCTTTGAGAAGTAGAGAGCGGAGCTTCCCTGAAGCCTCGGAAATTTGGGTTCGTTGTGTGGTGTGTTGCTACCAGCCAGCCCATATTTCTGAATGTTGTCGGCTATGAATTTTTCAGCCTTTCGCTCTGTCACGCATCACCTGCTGATATATCTTATGTCCCTTCACGTTGTGGTAACTTGATATGTCCTTTTGGCTCTCGGTCACTATGAAGCGCTCGGAATAATTCGTGGGCCAAACTTGCGCCAAGAAATGCATACGGATTGTGTCTCCCCTATTATATGCACGATGCATGGTAGACACATCAACCAAATGTCCATGTCCGTCCGCTGGCATATGTACAGCACCCACATCCTCTACTTCAAAGCGGCAATCAAGGTTGGTAATAAACGGGATGTGAATACGAACGCTAAACATTTCGGGAATTGCATCCGTATGCCACATGGTTGCCTGTCCGGGATCAAAAACGGTGATACGGGATCGGAGCGGATAAAATCCTTTTTCTTCTAATTCATCAATTATCTCTGCGAATATCCCAACACATGCATCGGTTCGTTTGGAGTATTCTTGTACCGGTAGTGTTTTCTCCCATGCGACGAGACTGCCACCTTCTGCTCTGTAGTATCCACCCTTTTCAAAACCACTACGCCAATCACCGTCTTGGGATTGAAGTGCCCATCCACCGAAAGCCGTACCATGACCTATCCGATTCCCGAGGGTTTGTTGAATTGTTACGACTTCTCGCTGCATCGCTTCAGTATCGAATTTTAAATTTAGTTTTTCATGAAATATCACGGAATTTTCTCCTCATTAAAGTGACGGTAGGATCACCATTAGATAAATCCTCCGCGCTGTGTTCATATCTTCTTCTACTACTGTAATTAGGCATTACTTCATCAAACCAAACCTTCAGAAAGTAATCCAGACTCGTTTCTCGTCCATACCCAATAGCAGTATGCCATGGCTCTGGAAATAAATTGCATGCCCAGTCAAGCATTGGGGCGACGAGCCCTTGCCCTCTGAATTCGGGCTCCGTATAAACTCCCCGCAATCGTAGATGAGTATCCGAGATGTTAAACACACTCGTATACGCGGCAGGAGTCCCGTTCACAGTACACATCACGGGGAACATGATGACACGTTTGAACGCCTCGCATCCCGTATATTGAATCTGACCATACGGGTTATTGATAATCGGTATCCAATGCCAATCAGTATTCCACGGCCATAATGGCTGCATGCGCTGCCGCCACTCATCGAAATTAATTACCTTGAACTCAACCATATCGCAAATTATCAAGAAACTTATGATACTCCACACTCACTACACGATCATACATCCCGTATTTTTCTGTTAGTGCTTCACGGGCGATTACTTCCCAGTCCATGACTTTCTCGAACCCACTAAACTTGGGTCGGGGGATCATATCAGCAAACCATAAGCGGTATGTTTCTCCCTTGGTCGAGACAGAAGATAGTTTCCCATGCCTCTCGTTGTTGACTAGTTCGCGCACGATGGGGCTGTTAAGGAACGAGTACATTAGTTCGGGTGTGTATTGGAAAAAACCCGGAACTGCCGGACGTTCCTGAATTAGGAAATGTCGGTACCATGCCTGAATGCGTTCTTTTTCTTGGAATTGCCATTCACTTGGTTCGTATGGGGATTCACCCGGAACATAATCGTCTGGTATAATCTTGGCTATATATGGTTCGCCCGATCCCATAACTGGAAGTCCGTCGATTTGGTCAGCGAGCCACATAGCTGATGGAAGTTGCGGAGTCGGACATTGTGTTCGTTTTGCGTATTCGTAAACTTCGTCGTCCCAAAAATCCTTGATATCAAGTTCGAAAATACGGTATGGAATTTTTCGTTGTTCACAAAACACCACAGCAAAGGAAATATCATGCAGGTTGAGATTCTGTTTGAATTTCAGGATACTAACCTTAAATGGTATCTGTTGGTCATGGAAGGAGCGCACAACGATCTCGCTTTCGTTTCCACCAGAGAACATGACATTCACAATCTCATCGCTGCTCTCGTGTATTAGACGTGCAGCACGGTAGCATTCTACCTTGAAGTTCGTTGCCTCGTACTGGCACCTCCCATAACCCACGGCAAACGTGGCCCCCTCCACGTCGGACGCCTTCGGTCCCATCCAATAATGATGATCATTGAATTTGTATCCGAACGCGAAGTGGTTCTCATGCGTGTAATTAAATAATTGTTTCATCTGATATCGTATTTCGCATAGCAGTTTACGCCCCAACCCTGTTTTTCCCAATCAGTGGTCTGTATAAATCCAGCAGACTCATATGCTTCGAGTGCACCCCTGCGTGGCATGGTCCATATCCAATCACCACCCCGTGTTTTGACATCCTTTATCATGTACAGCAGTAGGTCTCTGGCGTACCCACACCCACGGAATCTTGGATGTACCCATAACCCACGACTGCGCCATGTTTGCGCCTTGTTGCGGACATAACTATTGACCGCAATTATTTCTCCACCGATATCAGAGAAACCGATGAAATGAGGCTCTTCATCTTTATATTGCATATCGTATCCACCAAAATACTGCATCGACGTTACGGGCTCACTATCGCGTCCGGGCCATAAATGGGTATCCCAGATAGGCTTAACTTGTTCCCACGTTAGTATTTCAAAATTCGACATCCCCAAATTCCTCTATTTGTTTTGGTGTGTATCCCATCAAGTCGTTGGTCTTGGGATCACGCAGTGGTGACATGATAACTCGTGCCCTTTTGATGAATGGTACCCCTTCAATATATCGTTTAAAATCAAGTGCTGCATAAAATGAGTTACCCGTAGCATTGATCATCATTTTGATTTCCAGCTTTCCTCCAGCACTCAAAATAGCTCTTATGTTGTTAATCAGTTTTTCGTAGTTGGCAAACTCAAAATGAACCGAGATCGAGATTTCAGCAACCAAGGCAAGTTGTCTCGCCTTGATGACATTCATGGTGCCATTGGTTTGCACGTGAATGTGATGTCCCCTTGCCCAGATATATGAGCACAGTTCCAAAAAGTCGGGATGGAGTGTTGGTTCACCACCGGCAAAATTGAATTGCATTTTTCCAGTATGCTGTTCACCTATTTTATCCACCACCTTTTTCAACACTTCAATCGAGACCCACTTGTCGGTTTTGTTGTGACTGGTCGGCCAACAATACGAGCAATCATAATTACATTTCCGACCTAAATCCCATTGCACGTTAAACACCTGCTCTTCGATTGGCTCTACGCGGTACATTTCTTCATGCCGTTCGTTATCGCACCACTTAGGTAATTTAATACCGGTACCACAGTCACATGTCCACCTATCGCACACGATTGGTGTATCGGGTATTTTCCAATCACTCAGCATATTACCGAGTTTACCACCAACGCGGCACGGACCGCGCCACACCATTCCATCAAAATCTATATAGATGCAATTCGTGCCGACCGTGCATGTCCAATCCTGAAAAAGGTTGAAACTATTAGCCTTCATTTCTGCAACGGTGTAATCATTAATTACCGGACCATTGTCAAACGTTTTGGTGATTGTGACTTCCTTCATTTTATACCTATAACCATGTACCGTATGTACCCGTAGCAAGGCAATTCACCACTGTAGATCACAGTACGAAGCCCTGCCTTGTTGACCAATTCGTTGACGCTATGCACGCAGTCAACGTGATCTTCTATTTCGGTGAAGTTGTTTGACTGGAGTATTACCATTTTCCCACTCGGAATTCTATTAAACCAACCGTCAAAGTTATCGAAGTGTTCACAACTTGTGTTTATAATGGTATCGTAGTCGTTATAGATCACATCATGACAATTTACGGCAGTTGCGGAAAACTCATCTTCCACAAAATATTCATAATTCAATTCTCCCGCTGCAATAGTAGCACCACGGGCGGTGTCCATAGAATGAATGTGTGTTGTTTGGATTACATCATGATCGAGCATCAGTCGGGATAGCATACCAACCCATCCACCACAGATTGCTACCCGCCCCAAGTGGACACGGTTCTCTAACCGAAGTTGTTTTAGGAGCCACAGTTTTGATCTGATTTGTCCACGCGACATTGCATCTTCCCAGTTCAACTCAGGATAGTTTTCTATGCAGCACAGAAGTCGGCTGATGAAGCTCTTTTCTGGATACATCTCTTCGAGTCCGCGTAATACTTTAATTGAATCAATCATGACGGGTAAACCTCGCTTGTAGCCACTCCCAATCGTTTATCTTAGCCAATGCCTTCGGATCATCCGCATTATCCCAACCATACCGGTAGCCAGCTTTTGCACCTTCGATACATTGATTGGCATTTGGAACATCGAGCGTTATTGCCATCCACTGTTCCGCCCGTTGTCCGTCTTCCTCTGGGTGATTCGATTTGATCGCACCGGAAGCTAGTTTCACACATTCGCGAAATCCAGCCTTCCATGCTTCGAAGGGCGATGAATTAATTACCGTGGTTGATGCGACTTCACCCATGGGAAAGAAGTGATCGCTAATACTGGTGGTGAAATCAACGATGTTATTCGGCATCTCTAATACGACTCGGCGCGGTAATAGTTTAATTCCCCCGTAACCATATTCGAGTCCGTTGACATTGTTTCTTGCTTTCCAAACGGCTACGCGGTCTTGTCGCTCATCGGAACGACGCCAACGAAACGAAAAGTCAAAATCAGGATGGACGATATTGTCTGCATCGATGACCCAGAAATATCGGGTCTTGCATCGCTCGGCAGCAGTGCGATGAGCGTTTGGAATTCCTTTTATACCAGAAACGTGCCGAGCACGTGGGAATCGGCTTTTAACTAATTCCCAGTGCTCTGCTGCATTCGGTTCATTGTATGATAGAAATACAATGTCATACATGATTATACCTCTGTGGATTCTACCTCTTCAGATACAATGTACTCCCAACCTTCCAATTCCTCAAGGAAGGTATCGAACGAAGTGCGGTTCGGAAATGCACCCTTACTTCCACCATCACTGGTAAAACCAATACCAGTAGAACCCTTGGCTTCATTTTCCAGCGTTGTATTTTTGAATTCGCGCTTCCGTTGGGTATTAAGACGCCGGACAGTTTCATCCAGAGTTTTGCCGAAACACAATACAGAGACAATTATCTCCTTTACGTGAGCGATGCTGAAACCTTCTGATTGCTGAACCCAATCGAACAGTTCGTCATCGGTTAACGACGGCTCCTTGTACTTGATGTACGCGGCACGAGCACGAGCCGAGGGCATCGGGACAGGCATAATGATATCAAAGCGTGACGGGCGATCTACGAAGCGCTTGTCGATGTTTTCGATGTAGTTGGTGGTAGCCAAGAATACGACGTTTTTGATTTGCGCTTCACCATCGAGAACAGCCAGCCAATTGTTTTCGCGGCGGTCACGGTCTGTCAGGGTGTCGAAGTCTTCGAGAATAACGATGACCGGACGGTTGGGTTCAATGCGGCGGAGTAACTGAAGGCAATTTGATAGGACGCCGGGGTCTTCGGCGTAGATGGCGATGCCGCCATTATTGATGAGCATTTGCACGAGCATTTGGATGGTACATGTTTTACCGGAACCGGGTTCTCCGTACATCATAATTCCACGCTTGTGCATGAAGCCACGTGTTTCCATTGCTTCCTTCACTTCGTCTGACCAGAATTGTTTGATCTGCGCAATGACTTCGTTGCAGACCATATCAGGGAGTTGGATGAGTGCGTCGGTTTCGATCATGAGTTTTTGGAAACATGGACCAACATCGTCGCGCTGTCCACATTTATATAATCCCGGTGGAACCATATCTTCGACATTACTGGTTCCCCAGTATAATGTACCTTCGGGGTTCGTACCCCAGTGGCGCTGAGCCCGCTGGATCGATTTGGTTAATTCATCATCGCTCTGCGATGCTACGGCGATTTCTGTATCTACATCGTCCTCTTGCGACATGCTCGCTGAAAACGAAGGTGCTGCTGATGACCCATTGCTCATTGCTTATCTCCTGCTACATTGTACCACGAAACTTGTGATACTTGTTAATATCTTCTTCATATTGGTCGGCTAGTTCTTCGTACCATTCTACCAAGTCTGAAGGAAAAGTTTCTTGGAAGGATTTATCCCGCCTTTCATCATACTGCCTATAAAACAGATAGAAGTCAAGTTCATTTGACATTCGGCTCTTGATATCGTCCGTCCACAGGGGATCAGCCCCTTCGCGGAGGAATGCTACAACTTTCTTAACGCCATTAGTTTCCCAGTACGATAACCTTTCACTATTCTGTTTCCCCCATACTTCGAGGGCCGTCGCACGTTCATCACGCATTTCTTCTGGTAAAATCAAAACCGACATGAAGGGTGGGGCTTTCAATAAGTTAAATGAAATCAATATGTTATGATCACCGGCTTCCCGTAGTTTTAATATGTCATCCAGAAACTCTGTGAACGAATACAGGGCGACCGCCGTAATGGTGGTCATAATAGTGGTCTGTTCTACGTTCCCCTCGGTCATCACTCTGGATATATTTTTGAGCCAATAATCGTAATCTAACCCATCTCGCAAATATTCTGCCGCGTCACCGTGGGCTTCGCAGGATGTGAATAATGAGAAACGGGAAATGGAATTTGTGAAGTCAATCAGGTCGGAAATTAGACTCTTTTTTGAACCTAAATTGGAGTTCACCGAAATGAGCATGTCATCACGAACCCCTTCCCTTTTGATCGTCTCCACCAGTCTCCAGAAGGAAGCACTCATTATTGGTTCACCACCTGTAATACGGAATTGCTCTAGAGTCTGTGAAAGTTCTGGCCACCATTTCCAGAAGGCTTCCAAATATGGATTACCTTCGTTATATCTTCCGTAGGGTTCAGCTACTTCTGATCCATCGTTTCCATAATATGGTGAGTTCGTTCTGAGAATATATCCACCGTTTTTCTTGATGTCTTTAGCCCATGTAGTAGAGAACCGAGGGCTACAATACGAGCACGCAAAATTACATGTGCGGTCGAAAGATATTTCGAGTGTACGCAAATGGGAATCCCAACCCACTGCGGAATCCGCTGCGATTTGAATATCTTCATCGGAGAATCTTCGGGTGTATGGAATGCGGTCAGCATACACATCGTCTTCCATTGAATCTTCTGCGTTCCAACAATATCGGCACGCGTCGGGTCGTTCGCCCGCCATCATTTGTTTGCGCTGTTCTTTTTTGTCGTCGGTGTTGTGTAATGCAGACGGATTGAATTCTACTTCAACGGAATTGATTTGATGAGCCTGAGTATGATGACAAGATTTCGTGTTTCCTTCGTTTAAAAAGATAACAGCGTCATACCATTTGGACGCACAAAAGGTTGGAGAAATTGCATCCATTACATCTTGCTTAAATTTTAGTAAATCGTCAGACATTAGTCATATCCTGTCCGACTCGGCGCAACATAAACGTGTTTGAAAAACCGCGATGCCTCTTCATCAAGGTCACCAACATTAAATCCCATGGACCGGCGGAGTGGTTGTCCCAACCGGCAAGTTGCGTCCCACAAGAGTTCGTAACTCCATTTGTATTTCGTATACGGACAATACATGTCCATATCAACATTGAGTTTGTTCGATTGGAATTTAGGAGCAATTTCTTCAATCCAGAATTTATAAAACCAATCGTAATCGGCAATTACATCGTGATCCCAATCAACCATGTTGGTCATGAAGGCACCCAGACGCGTACCGTACACTGACCACAGTCCGTTTTCAACATCAGCACCCACCGATGCCCATATTTCCAATCGTTTGGTGTTGCCGTGCCAGAGGACGCTGTTGTTACTGTGAATTTCTGGTAAGCGAACTTTTACACCACGGTCAAGGGTCATTTTGACACCCTCTCTGAAACCAGCGCGGAAAGCCTGAAACGGACTTCCGTTTGTGAATGTCTCACAATATGTTTCATTGAATTGAATGTATTTCGTATCCCAACAGAAATCTACCGCCGCAGTATCCTCGTCAGCATTTTCGTGCGTGCGCATATTCAACACATACTGACGTGGCCAACATTTTAATCCACCATTCCCGTATACAAGCCCGTTCACGTGGTTTCTAGCTGCCCATGAAAATACACAATCTTCGATGTCTTCCTGTACTGTGAATTCCATATTGAAGAATGTTTCATCGACTATATTGTCGCCATCAATGGTGATGAACCTTTCAGTTTCCGCAAGGTTTGCGCATGCTTTGTGAGCAGAATCAAATCCCTTTACACCGTGCACGTGTTTTGCCCACGGATATTTCGCTTTCACATCTGCGTAAAACTCTTCGGCACGCGGCTCATCATATGACATATAAACGATGTCAAATTCGTTTGTGTTAAATGTTTTCATCATTCAGTCCGTAATTGGTATCGATCAAAGGCTGTTCTAGTACACACGCTGAATCTGTTGGGGAGAGTGATATCACACGGAATATCCAAACCTTTCCTATTCATCGTCTCCAATAGTGATGTATTGAATTGATGATAAATTATATTAGGATCATCCAGTCGGGTCACAAAGAAATACATATCTATGTTTGGGTGGGAAATACTAACACCACGAGTTCTGACATTGAACAGCTTACTCTCCCGTTTCCATGTTACCGTGACATGAGCCTTGGTTTGTCTGGTGGGTATAATTTGTAGGAAGTTAGTCACTGATTCCAGCTTCTCGATCTCTCGTTTGTACAAGCGCATTTCTGCAAATTCAGGGAGCCATTTAACTACCCATCGGTTTAGGGATTCCGAACCTTTGGTGAACGACAATCCGATCTTAGACGGAACCCTGATAAATTCCATATCACCCATATCATCCAGTTTACGTGGAGCTATCGCCTTAATAGTTCCAATCGAGTGAGATTGGTGTTCAAGTTCATAATAAATGTAAAAATCATCCACGGGCCGCTTTCTCCAATGTCAGTATTACATCCTGAGTCAGCCATTCTTTCTCGACATAATGAAATGGGTATCGTTGTCTATAGGTTCCAATCAAAAGTGTCATATCTTCCCGAAGTACCGAGGGTAACGAGTTAGACCATAATGACGGAACCAAATCCAATCCTTGATCCCCGGGTTTCATATGGGTAAATGTAGGAAACATCCCATCAGGAGCGAAGTTATCCTCTTCGCCCATTATTTTCGTGGCTATCGCGAATGCCAGATCACCACTCACGGAGCGCGGATAATCTTGGAAAAAGTGTGTCCACGAATGTCGGAGTGGTGATCGGAAGTGTTGCATATCACTGAGTAATTCTTCATCGGTTTTGCGCAACTGATAGTTGTCACGCATCGCAACCCAATTGTGGTATACGGTAGCCGCCATATCAAAAAGTTCTTGTGCTATTTCGCTCTGTCTGAAATATAAAAATGCGGTGTACACCATCGGTAAATTATTTGTTAGGAATTCTTGTCGATATGTTCCGATATCAACGGGGTCGCCACGGTATGTCGCTGGTTGCGTTGCAAACCACACGTTCCTCTCATCTCCCAGTATATCCCACCAATCACTGACATCGGTTGGAAAGACCATATCAGCATCGAGGAGTATAGTTTCCTCATACGGAGTCACATGGTATACTTTCCACTTATTGTGTATCTTCCATCTTGAATTTTTAGAGTCATCCAACCCCGGTATATCGATGACCTCATCAAACACTGCGGCATACTTCGCTGGTATTTTAGTACCGGGAGTCACCATGACTGATAAGTGGGGTACGTCTCGCTGTGTCGCTTTCAGACTCAATGCCAGACCATACGCCATCCGTAGGTAATTGAGTTTCCCACTCCGTTGCGCGATGGTGATGAAACCTCTTTTTCGTTTAAAGGATCGCATAAGTATCAATGATCCTATCAGCCATATTCAACATACTATCTTTATTCATACAGTGAACCGTTCGGTACGTTGATACAGGGAATGGTCTACCATTAGATTTTGTTAAGAACGTTGTTCGATCCTCATCAAAATCTATCATAATATCTCTGTTCCATGCAAACACAGTGTCTTCTACTGGTAGCGGTTCTACCACGGACTTTGACCCACTGACATATCCGCTCATAATATGTGCAGCGACAGTCATTATGTAATCGACGCGTACTATCGATATTGGGAATCCATGTAGGCTTCCGTAATATTCGTAATGGTGTTTTACGTACTTCGATAGCGCAAAAAAGTCTTCAGTTACTTTGCACTTTCGGAAATAACAAATGGTTGCCCAGAATGTTGTCAAACTTTTATCAGAAAGTTTTATTTGTGTATTGTCAGAACCCAGAACCAACTCTGAAATTTCATGATTCATTCTGACGTAAGCTGATGATCCCCAAACGTGCTGTAGGGAAGTATCCTGTATCAACACATCAGTATCGATCAATAAAGTTTCATCGTAAGGTGACAACTCATAAGCATCGAGTCTTGAAGTATTATGGTATTTGGCTTTTTTCGTAGAACCGTCTGCCAAATCAAAATGACGCTGGTGTGTGTTCTGATGATCTATCAGGATGGCGTGGTCAAAGGTAAACATCGCACGTGGGTACTCGCTCAGGAGTTTTTCCCACGTTGCATGATCCGTCACGATTGAAATGGGTTTGCCAATATGGTGGATGGCGGAAAGTGCTGAAGCATACGCCATCTTCCCATAATCAAAGAGATCATTGTTATGGGCGAACATGAGCATTCCGCGCATTAACCGACCTCAATTAATTCGGAAGTAGTCCGCGAAAGTTTCAAGGCGGTGTAGGTGTCGTGATAATAGTTCAATGCCTCTGTATGACATTCCTCTACTTCTTCGATGAACCTATTTAAGTCGGTTATTTGAACGGGTTCCTCGTTCTTATCCAGAAGGATGACTGGTTCAAGTGGAATGTCGATTGACTTGCCTTCGAGGTGCCTCTCGCGTGTGGAAAGCCACTCCATATATTTGATGTACAGGTAAGACAGGAATCCTTGATTCAATTCAAAGATGTGCCCCTCCCAATACAATACGTTGAGAGAGCGGAATTTCGCTTTAGCGTGTTCGACTTGATTTACATATACTGCACGTTTGTCGGCAGCAGCAATCAATGCGTCTAGTTCTGATTGTTCCATGGGATACTCTCGTGGCTATATTTCAATATACACACGAGGGTGGGAAGAGTCAAGCAATTAGAAGGGGTTAGTGACTGTCCCGCTCGGAGTTACGATACCGGTTAGAAATGTGGCTTTTAGGACAGCAAAGCTGGCATTCGTTCCCGCCGACACCGAATCGACTGGGGCTACTCCTCCGACGTGTGAGTCGGTTAAGGTGATACGAACCCTAACACCAACACCATTACCACCATTCACTCCAGCGAATGTTAAGCGGTGAGCTTCGATGAGAACATCGTTTGTTGTGTACACACCAGTACCAATATTGGCACCATTGATAATAGTTTGATACGAACCAGTCAGGTCATAAAAACCAATACTACTGGACAATGCGCTAGTACCGGTACTACTGGTCGCGGTATAATCCATACGAACTTGTCCGAGTCGGGTACCCAAAGAAGCGGACCAGTCGTTATCTTGTGCTGAACCGCCCGGATGACTTAAATCGATTCGGAGTTGCCCGCCAGAATTGAAAAAGTATCTGGCTGCATCTTCAGTACCAAAACCAAAATCGAAAATACAATTAATGGAGCCAACACCACCACCCCACGTCGAGCCACGTGTACTACTTGATACGCCCGTTGTGACGGCTGTCCCGTCTTTGGCTGAATCCAATACAAACCTATTTGTGTCGATGCTTGCAATGACGCTGTTGTAATCATATGCATTACTACTTGGTGGACTCGATTCGTGTGCTACGATTGTATCAGCCACTTGCGTTTCAGTTGATGGAGGAATTAATACTGACCCGCCAACTATGCCGGTTTGACTTTCGGAGCAAACTTCTAACGCGGCGGACATGTCTGTCCATTGGGCGCTTGAGATGACTGTAGAGGTCGTCACAGGGGTCAGGGTTACGCCTGCCTGCCCATATCCGCGATTACCATACCCAACACCATAGATAGCACCTACACACGGTGCAGCGGCATCTACAGCGCCCTGAGAGGCGAACGCAGACGTACCACTAACTCCGATGAAGTCGTTGTATTCATTGTCGAGTATGTTGTTGCCTACTTCATAAGCCATGGTTTATGATCCGGCAGTGAGAGATATGGACGTAGCGAATACTGGAGTTTGAATAGTCAGTGGAGATGTGGCTATCCGATAATCGACATCAGATGTAATAGTACCGTTTACATTGTCGGCGAATATGTTGCTATGATTATCGAAGTATCGTACTCGGAATTCTAAGTTTCTTCCTCTATCTCCATTCGGCCCACCCGGACCATCAGTTGTACGAGCATCAATTCGTGCTTCGTTGGTAGCATACTGTCCACCTGTCGTATCAACACCTGTGGCGATTTGTTGAAATGAAGTGGTAAGGTCGAAGTAACCAACATTGGAGAATGACCATCCGGGTCCGCCACCCGTATTGGTGGTAATGGTGTGGTCGAATATGACGGTTCCCATGTTCGTGAGAATTTCTGTCCAACTGGCGTTTTGGGGTGTTCCAGAACCACCAGAACGGGAACCACGAATTCGGATTTGTCCACCAGAGTTGAAGAAATATCGCGCATCATCTACTGTTGGTAGCACAGCCGTAAATCGGTGTTGTAATGTATTAGCCCATGCGGTGCCTCGGCTATCGTTTAGTGAGTTTGCAAAAACCGATACAGAACCAGCATCAGCAGTCAATCGGTTGGTCTCTATGGTAGCTAGACTTACACCGATATCGTAAGCATTACCATCAAGCGCATCATGCGCTACGATGGTGTCAGTAACTTCTAATACTGAAGCAGGTGGAAAAGTTGTAGAACTACCTTGGTGGTCTGAACAGGTCTGAGCGGCGAGTCGGAATGCTTCCCATTCGGCACTTAATACATCGGCACCCACCGATGCTAGAGGAATAGGTGATGCGCCACCAGTATCAATCTGCCCGTAACCGCGATTGCCGTTACCGACATCCCAGATATCCAACACATCCGTTCTGAACGTATTGAAATCAGTAGCTACAATTATTTCACCCTGTCTGTAAGTCATCTACCTAACCTTTACTTGATTGTGACGAAAGCTACTTCTACCAAACGCTCTCCTTCGTCATCGCTATTTTCTAGCGAGCGTCCGAAGATTGGTGTGTGGCAAGAAAGTTCACTTTTCTTGACAGCCCGAGCTACACCCGGAGTGTTGGACGATACAAGTCGTTCACCTTTGGCAATCGGGCCTTTGACGCGGACGGGAATACGGCCTACCATCACTACTGGCAAATATAGTCCTTCTTTGCCAGAATTCAACACATAAGCTGGTTCTGATGAAATAACACCGAACACATCATCCACAGATACGTCAGAAGCGGTGATTTCTTTATCGCCACCAATCTTCACTACCGTTCCCGCAGCATAATCTTTGTCGGATTCGTACTGTTCCGCGATATCAGAATAAGTTGCCTGCCATTCACCAATTACTGTAGCGCCAGTAGCCTCTATGGTACCACCCGGAAGTATAGTAAGATTGGTTGCAGTCAGATCGTCGAACGTGGCATCAACGGGGTTTGAACCACCGATAGTAACGCCGTCCATACGATTCTCAGTCGGATTTTCGGGGACATCAACTTTGAACCCATCAATGATCTCTCGGACGTTTAAGTCGATGACATCTCTAGTTGCTTTTGTTACCATTACTCTTTTCCTCTTATGACATTCGTTGAATGAACGCCAATTTAATATATGGTGGAAGGTTCGCGTTATTCCCGCTTACACCAGTATTGTTAATCGTGTGACTATGCGATCCATTACCGTCAACCGCAACATTAAAGCCATGGTTAGCATCGTCGAAACCACCAGAGCCATTACCATTCACGCCTGCTCGGGTAGTGTGACTATGCGATCCATTCCCAGACAGACTATGACCGTGATCTACAACTACGGCATCAGCATCACCGCCAGTATCTAAAAGCTCACCTTCAGTATTCGTGCCATACACGAACTGATTGGTCATATCAGGAGTGCCGTTGGTTCCGTCGCACAACTGCCAATTTGACGGTATAGTGGCGAACGCGGCGTTAAAGAAAATCACACCACCAATGGGAACCGAGACGATACCAACAACCGTAGCGCCGGTAACATCAAAGGTACCCGTTGCGGTGATGTTGGTTGCATCAAGATTAACGAACGCACCATCACATGGTGTACTGAGACCAATCGGAACACCATTAAAACTAAAATTAGCACCACAACACCATCACATGGTGTACTGAGACCAATCGGAACACCATTAAAACTAAAATTAGCACCACAATTACCTTCAACGGTGATACCATCCGCAATGGCTCTGACGCTTAGGTCCATAACGTCTCTAGTTACCTTTGTTACCATTGCCGTTTACCCTTAAAAGGTCTTCGATACGATGTGCCAATCGTTGCCATCGTACACTATAGTTACTGATCCGTAGTCCACATTGATTATGAGTGGGCTTGCGGCTCCGGCAAATTGTGCACTCGCGTGCGCAATTTGAATGTTGTTTGTTCCTGCACCACCCGATTCATCCTGAACAACTAAGCGACGACCCGAACCAGATGTTCCGCCCGGAACAGTTGAAACGTCAACTGTTACAACGGATGACGTATCACGGACACCAATGTAGCTATCCGTTGTACCCAAGTTGTATATTGATGTATTAATACCAACTCTGGACTCATATGTCTGAAGGGCATCCGCCGAAATAGTTACGGTTCCACCACCAGTATCGGTAACCAATACTCCGTTACCACCAGAGATGGATTTGAACCGTAGGTCTATACCAGCCTTGGTCGAGAATAGACCAGTACCAACGCCTAGATTAGAAGCAGTGTTTGCTTCACCTGTAGCTGGTGCTACAATAATTCTCTGGAATGTCATGATAGTGATGTCGTCAGCCAGTGTCGTACCCACATTCAGGATAACTTCATCATTAACCATCGGAGGACTATAACTTACTAGTGCTCCCGTACATGATGCCGGTGCTGTTATTACTACAGGAATATTGAACGTAGCTAGTCCTGTGACGGTTACCGTGAAGGTTCCATTGAATTCGGGTTGGTCGCATCCAGTGATTGTTACTACGTCACCGGTTGCTGCGCCGTGCGCAAATAATGTTGTCACCTCGGCAGTAGTTACGGCTATCTTTACGATTCCAGTTATTGTTGTGTTGGCGGATGAAACATTATAATCAACGCCACCGCCGACTAAGAAGGAACCATTCTGGAATACCATAGTACACGAAGGATCAACACCCGCCGCACCGATATCAAAATCAGTAATACCTGCTGCTTGATTATCATAGATAGCTCTAATGCATTGTGCGTTCTGAAGTAGCGCAGGGTCTTCCAAAACGGTAGACTCTAGTGTTCTTGTGTAAACTACAACTGCCGCTGCAACCGGGACAGGGAAAACAGCCGATGAACCGATTACATTGTAATCGCCGCCGGGATTCGGTACCTGTCGTACACCATCCAAGAATACTTCTACGAATTCGGCATAAACTGGAGTTGTTCCTAACGAGAACGTATCGCCGCCCGGTCCTGCAAAACCAGAAGATATTGTAATTTGTTCGACGTACCTACCAGCAAATCGGCCACCCATTGCTTGCCATTCGGCTCCGTCCCATACAAAAGATACTTCAGTATCAGTATCATAGAAAAGCGAACCATCTGGTGGGATTGGGACTGTTGGTGGGTTGCCACCGACGGCACCAACGTCTGCTGGAATTCCTTCCAGTGGAAACCATTCTGTGGTGTCGTTTAAAAATACATAAGGAAGCTGTGCATCTTTGGCGAAAACAGTACGACCCGCAAAGTTATCTGGGTCTGCTGATGATGGTAGCGTATCGAGTACTTCTATCGCCGCAGCAACAGGCACGCCAAGAATGTCATCACTTAGCTTGATGCCATATTTGCCATCTTCGAGTAATCCGTATGGGATGAGTGTAATAGCCATCTACTTTATGTCCTGTTGTTGAACCCGAATAGGAATGCATTCATGACTAATGCCGTAGCAGGAGCCGGAATGGTGATTTCCATACTGATTGTTTCTATACCGGTTGCAAACCTTGTGGAGCCCCCGATGCTGTATTGATGAGCAGTTGTCAAACTAGCGTTGGATACCGGCGTCTGTTCTAGTACATCCTCAGCAGCAGCAATCTGGAGATTGATGTGTGCCGGTCCAGCAACAGCATTTGCGTCGGTGGATACCAGTACCAACATAGTTGGTAACCACGCAGAACCGTCACCGGGAGCCGTGAACAATGGTATAGTTGCGATGTTGGTCATGTCGATGCCCGTAGCGGTTGGTAGCATAACGAACCTGCCTGCGTTTGCACTTCCCTGAGTCAGATACGGAACAAACCCCGAACCATCGTAAAAATGGGGGACTTGCGTGTCCGTCTTGTAGAAGTCCATACCTTCAACGGGGTTGGTTGGCTCGATAGTGTTGGCAAAGTTCTCCAACATGTGATAAACGGTGTCCGCGTAAATCGTTCCATAAGGACCAATACCCTGTCCCTGAATTTCAATCGGGAACGTCACGCCGGTAGTCGTGCCAACATTAATTATGGCTACGGTTACTCCTCGGCTGTTGTCTAGTGTGTACGCTGGCATTAGTTTGATTCCTCTAGATTGGTATTTATCTGTTTACTCGCAGATTCTAACTCGAAGGGTGTATACCACCTCGATGATTCTGTTTGCCGATTTCTGAATGGGTGAAAAGGTAATGTGAGTGAGCAACAATCCGTCTTGGGATTTGAGCCCGATTTCGTCGAATATAAACAGCGACTCGTCATTGATGTTGAATCCGACATTATCAAAGGCTTGCTGCCCAAATGGCTCGTCTTTGTCGATTACGCAACGGATTTCTACGTCTGAAAATAAGGTTCCGTTTACGTGACGGACTGCCATTTGGTTGCCGGGAGGGGCACCCAGTGTGTCGTCCACCACTTCGAAATAAGTTGGTACATTCAAATCAGCCGCACCCACTGTGTTTGGTGTTGCAAAAATAATATCACCAAGGGGGTCGATTGTGGCACCGCCACTACCGAAATGCATGGAGTACACAGAGCCGTCATCACGGTTTGCCAGTCCACGAGCAAGGATGATAGAAGCATGCTCATTATGGATAGCATTACGCTGGTCAAGGACTACCCGCCCTTGGCTTTCTCGCATGTACTTGTCGCGAAGCTGCTCATTAGCGAAGGACTGGTCGCATTCCATTTTCCGATCTTTTTGAAGACCAGTCATATCATCATACTCCCGTATGAGGACGTGTCCCTCTAAGCGGATATTCATTTCGTCTGACATGTGCATTCGTTGTTCCTCGATTTAGTCATATTTACAGTTAGCAATCACCCGGAAGCAATGGCGCTGCTGGCGGTGCTGGTGCCATAGGGTCTTCTGGTGTGCCAAAAGTGTTGGGGCAATCACCCGGATGCTCCATGATGTAAAATGCATCTGGCCATTGCGCCAAAGCGTCAGTTGATGTGCCAAAAGCATAAGTTGCATATCGGATTCCTTCGCCGAACGCCGGATAGTCTACAACCGGTGGTTTGGTGAATGGGTCGCCCACGTTAAACAGTAGATTAAACACAAATCCATCGTACTCCCATATCTGCTGAGGGCGCGTCACGTAATATTGCGTTCCCGGCACCGGTACAGGATCGGTATTCCAAACCGCGCCGTCCCATGTATAAGTCAGATTGGTAGTAGTGTTTATGATTTGTGTGCCAACCCCTAGTGATGTATCGAATCCGAGGGGTGGATTATAAGACAAATGATCTGGTAGAATATCGGCTACAATATACTCCATGCGCACTAATATTGATTCTGGCATTCCGTTTGGTCGTGCCACGTTGTACGTAATAGAGAAAAACAGATTCTCTGGTGGGGTGGCATCGAACCTAAGAATTCCTTCCACGATATCGTATTCATATGGCGCTATACCCAGTGGTGCCACCATCGTATCGACGGTATATCCACCCAACGGACCAGAGACCCAACCATTGAAACGGTATCTCACAATATCAGTTGCTTCGATGAATGGAATAAACTGCGCTGATACGGTCATACCCGGAGTAGGATGCACGTCAATCGACAGCGTGGTGCTCATCTGAATAGTACGAATAACACGAACGCTGATATCAGAACCAGCCGGAACATCATTACCATTAATCACGATGACGATCCCGACTCCGGTCGGTACGGAACCATCTACTGCATCCGTTACAGAACCACCCGTGGCTACTTCAACTTCAATTTCTCTGGACCCCCCACCACCGTTATGTGCACTAGCGAATTCCACATCGGCAGCAAGCATTGCAACCAGAACCAAATCGGAAATATCTTGGTCAGTTTCGGCTCCCGTAAACGGAACCGGCACTAACGTAGTTCCGCCCGCTACCGGTGCCGTTGTCGAACCATCAGAGAACCAGAATCGGTATGTGGTTGCAACTGTAGAGAGATCGAACCACGCCGCTGGTGTAACACCCGTCGGAAGAGATGCACCATCGGTGCCAGTCCAATTCAATTCAGTTTTTTCTTTACGAACGTTCCAAAGAATCGTGTCTGGGTTCGTGTTCAGAATAGAATAATCTGGATTCTCAGGCGCAGACTTCCATCCATTCTGAATTTCATCATCAACAAATACTAACGTGCGATGAATTGGGTTTGCATCGTTTAATCCGGCGATTATGTCAGTTGGTGCACCATTGGTTGCGGTTGAGGTGAATACAATGTGTTCGACATTAATGACACCCTTATTAATGACTCGCGTTTCAACCGCTTCACCACCCGCCATTGGTGCAGTGAAGGTAACTTGGTCTACACCAGTCACGTTGTAATCGGTTCCTTCTACTTGGTATCTAGCATCAACAAAAACCCACGTTGATTCGGAAGTAGCAAATCCACCGGAAGTAGTAGTGAATATAGTCTGTGCTGCACCCGCCGTGAAGGTGTCCACGGTGAACGCTACCGAATTATCTGCGAAGGTGTTGCCCACTGTGTGGAAAATAAGCTCATCATCCAACAGAGGTGCAGTATCAAAACGTAGATCGGCAACACCGGCAACAACCGAGTAGTCTGCGGTCGGAACAAGGTCTCTATTCTGGAAGACAAACATATTGTCTATGTTCAACGAGTCATCCGCGTGTCCGGTTTCGTAGTCCGTTGTGAATCCATCACCTACTTCGTCGGTGCTAGCAGCGGTTGCATTATTAGGGCTTATTACTGGCGCAGGTTGTGTCCATGTGATGATGGTGCGCGTAACGTCTAGCGTATACTCAATGCCTTCGGTCTTCAATGCACCATCTAGGAATACGTACAGAATTTCGGTACCACCAGTAGTTGCAAATACAAAGTCTACTCCATTAGTAATGAAGTCTTCCTGATCTGGTGCCAAGGTTGTAATTGCGTTGTTGAACGTTCCAATGAATCCATATTCGACCCCTTCCGTCATTGGTGTAAAAACACCAATTCCGCCTTTCTGTAGTTCTATCGAGACGATCTCGTAGGATATTGGACTTGTACCCATAATCAGCGCTGCATCGATAACCGTGATGTCTTCGGACGTATTAAAGAATTCTGTTCCCGGAGGAATATTTTCTTGCTCACCCACACTCATGATGAACACGCGGCGACCGACGTTAACCGGTCCTTGATCCCATGCAGCTACATCCCACGGAGTTGTATCCCACCCAAGGTAGGCTTGCGTGTAATCGTTGATTACGCAGATATTAACACTGTCCGTTACTGCGGTGACGATGCGTTCTTCTGGTCGTCCACCCATTGGATCATTAATGTCGTAGCAACCACGGATGAAACCGTATGCGATTTCATCACCCGGGGTCGGAGCAACTGTAAGAATTGCTGAAAACGTGGAGAGTGCATAATCGAATGCGTACACATAATCAACAAATGGTTCCAAAAGAACACCATTCAGATAAAGTTCAATCCATGGGCTCGACGTTGTGGTAAACGTATTTCCGTCGCCGCCGACAACAGTATAGAATTCCGTCGGAGGAACCTGAGTTCTCGGAACAGCGTGCAAGTAGTCACTTGGTGCTGGTAAGAACAACGATTCGTCTAATGTGGTACCGATGAATGTCGGGTCTGCATCAGCATAGAAGCCTTGTGCCTGTAACACCTCAACAGTGAATGTTGACGCGAGAGAAAATGTGGTATCGACGAACACTTGGGTATGACTTGTGGTTACTACTATGTAGTCAGCATCAACTTCGACACCGCTCTGTTTAACAACGGTTTTGATGTTGTACAATGTAGGATCGAAGATGGCATCGAATACGAATTTTTTAGTAGCATTATCACCTGTAAATGTTCCCAACAGGTAATATTCTTGGCGACCCAAATCGTCGTAATCCCAGAGTGGCTTGTCCCATACAGAGCAAGGAAGTTGTCGAGAGTCCCAAGCACCAGATTCCCACCCACAATCATCCAACGCATTACACGAAAGGCGGTCAAGTACCATGGTAATCTTCTTGTCAGGAAACTCTAACAGGTTCGTGCCGAAATCTTCTATTTCAGCCGACGAAACAGCATTAACGTCGCCACGGAATTTGGTTCGGAATGGTTTGGTGTTCAGGATATTGTCCCGAATTGCTGACACTTCATCTGGTCGAACGAATGGAGAGTTATCCGTAGACGTGCTCACCAACGTAGTAATGTATGAGGTCTTGAAGAACCAATCACAACGCGGGTCTGGATGCTGAACTTTCATTTCGTGCATCAAGGAGTACATCAGATCATTCTGTTCACCCTTTTCCAGTACGTCGTAAATTAGGAAATACAACGCACCAGCGATTTGTCCAGCAGAACCACGGAAGCGTTCTTGGTCGATTACGATGTTTCTGTTTATAGTCGCGGTATTATTGTCAACACCTACCTCTATGAACAACCCATCAGTGAGTTGGTAATTTGAAGGAACTTCAAGCCCTGTCCATGGGTCAGTTTGCCCGGATTCAATCACTCGAACGATGTCCCCTTCAGCGTAAAGATTTTCGGCGAACCGACGATCTCGTTCTGCGGTTGTCTGTACGGCTTCGTATACTTCATCTCCTTCTACGCTCCGGTTAACGTATGGTGCCCGTTGCCAAAAACCATCAGGATTGGTATCAGAGAATTCATCATCCAATTTGAAGATACCGGTCAGGATATCGATTTCCGATAGATTCTTTCTACTGAAAATTCGGTTGATTGAACTGACGTAAACATCAACCGCCGAAGATACATCAGCAAATACCGTTTGAATTGGGAAAAAGCATGAACCGTATTTTTCTGATGGAGCCAACATTGGTGATGGAACCACACTACCCTTTCCGTCGAGTTGCGCGAGGCAGTCTGCCATCTTTTCTACAATTTCTGGAGGAACAGGGAAGAAATCACTTCCTTGTGTGAATAGAACAAACGCTCCGTGGGTTTGTAGGAATCGTTGGTCGATGATTATTTCTAGACCGTAATTATCAAGTACCTTTTCACCATCAGTGAAGATGATCATGTTATTTTCATCCACAGGAGCAAACCACGGTACCTGATTAGCAGTAGGGTCGGCTATTCTAGATGAAATTTGGAAAGCAGTCAGGTCTTTGCCTCTTGGGTTGTCCCCGGTGCTGTTCAGAACCCAGAAATAGTAAAGAGTGGTCTGTGCGTTACCAGTGGTAAGGGTAGTGATTTCTACAAACGATGGGTCGTCCACATTCAGCGGAGTACCATTAGGATGATTCGGGTCATTCAGTCCCTCCACGTATTCTTCCCATTCAGATGGAAGAACGGGAGATTCCACCCACTCATATATGTCGATGTGACCGAATACTACTTCAGGATCACCCGTAGCAGGAGTATCTGGATTTGACTCTATTTCAAACTCAAGTTCGGTTGTTGACGTTGCTGTCACTTCAACATTTGTCAGATTGTACTCCGACTGTGTGCATTTTTGAATTGACACAACTATAGTATCACCGATGGTTATGCCATGGGGTACCGGTGTGATGCGGGTGATGTCCAAGTAATCATACGTGGTGATGACTGTTCGGTCGTCATCATCTGGCCGTTCGATGGTAGACTTGTAATACAGTGGGTCTCCCCAGAACTTAGCAGCGGATTCGTATTCAGGCAATAAGTCGCGATATGGAATGTACAACTTCCTGAGAGGGTTCCACCATAAGGAACCAACTTGGGGCTCTCTCCAACATCGGTCGTTCGAGAACGAAGCGCCCGGTCCAGCATTGTATCGTGCTGGATCATTGTCAACTCTATAGTCCAAGAAGCATGTAGCGCCGGTATCGAACTTCTCCAATTGAGGATCGTATTGAACGTGATTTAATATGTTGATATTATTCGGTATATCATACAGTTTGGCGTAGTAAGCGTACTGGTCAACATCAATCAATCCCGTATCTCTGTCAATAGGGAATTTCAAATTACAAGAGTCTTCTGTTTCGCATTCCGACGGTGGCACGATCCATCTAGGATTATTATCAGGATCGGTACGGTCAAAGTCCAGCACCTCAATAGTGTTGTTGCGGGTGTCAATTGGATCACCAAAGTTTACGACCTGAGCTTCGTCACGGAAGTCCAAAGAAGACACATTAAGGCGGATTACTTCTCTGCGAGTGTCACCAAATTCTGGAGGACCAATCTTCCACGCCCAATCTTCATTGATGGTGAATTTATCACGGCCAATTGTGCTACCACGTGTAAACGCGTAGATGGCACGGTTCGTACCTTTGGCTTGAACCATTCCGCGATAATAATCAAAGCGCGAGCGGTCGGCTGCTCCAACAGGTATCATGTATTGTGAACTATCGGAAGTAACACGACGCTCAATGTTCGGGGTACGGTTTCCAGTTGTTACCGAACGTGACTGATTTGCCGGAACGTAACCATATAGGTCACGGGCAAGCTCTCGCTTCGTCGGGTCATCAACAGTATTGAAACGGTCATAGAATCTGGTAAAATCGAATGCTTGCTTTTCAAAGTTTGGCAGAATAGAACCACCACTCAGAATATAACCATCAGCTTCCAGTCGTCCTTGCCAGTTCAATGTGCGGTACGAGTCAACCACCAATGTACGTTGTGCCAGACCACTAATAGGGTCATAGATAACATCATTGAATCGAGTGATGTTGGAGAATACCACAACATGTTCAGCTTCAATGAGATTAACACGTAATCCGAATATTTCGGTTTGGTCATCGGTTATATCGGTACGGGTCACTTCGATGCGGTCATCGATTCGGGATACTAATGTTCCATCAGACTTGATGGGTTCGGCGTTTCGGTTAAGAATGCCATATGCACCGTTCTCGATGGTTTCTACGCTAGTAGTCTGACCAAATGGTGAAACGAAGTTAGCCTCATTCATGATTGGGCTGTAATAGAACGTTCCTTCGTCGAGAATGTCTGTTTTTGGATTTCTGTTCCAAACACTTTCGACATCCAAAACCCATCGGGCAAATCTTTGTGCACCAAGCATCCAATCACGAGTAGCACCACCTTCGGAGAGTGTATCGAAAATCCAACCCTGTGCTACCAAGAAGCGTCCGTAACCAAGCATGAAGTTGATAACTTCAGTGGAGGTTTCGAAATAGCGTCCGTACTCAATGCGATCATATTCACCACTACCAGATGCAAAGTATGGGAAGGTCACACCGTTAACGACAAACTGTCGTATTTGCGCAGATGTATCAGACTGTGTGGTCAAAACCTGAACTACAATCGCATCTCCTTCTATGAGGTCTACGAGGTCTTCGATGGTTACGGTGTTATTCGTATTGTCCACTGTTATGTGCTGAGACTTCATTCGCGAGCCGTTAACCAAAACCGCAAGCACCGCAGTGTTCTTAATTGTGGATTTGGATGGGAGTCTGAAATCCGTAACTTCAAATGTGTGCTGAAGTGTCTTATTTGGGAATACAGAACCACCAGTAATATTGGGGTCGTCATTATCCGTGTACACGACGGTGAAGTCTTGCGCGAGAAGCACCTGACCACCGGATGTCGGAATGGTAGAACGTTCGATGGTGAAGAATGGATCAAATGGATCAAATCCGAATACACGGTAGCCAACACCAGTTTCTTCTCGTGCGACCAAAACACCAGAGGTGAAGTTTTGTGATATAGGTTGAGATTTGTGCAGAATAACATGCACGTCACTGAACGGAATTTCCGCACGCGATAGGGTCGATATAATTGTTCGTGCTTCGTTGATGTATCCCGCACATTTCCACATAAGAGCGGGAGAGGTGTTTTTTACAATCCGTGCGAAACCCGTAGTGGGACTACCACCTTCGACATTGACTTTTTCAGATATCCACGCATGAACACCAAGGTTTACTTGGGTAACACCATCGATTATTTCGAGATGAATTGGGCGAGAACTGATAGCTGGTCGTGTGAGTGTGTCCCCGTTAACAATGTGAGGATTGTTGAATATTGGGTAGGTGCCTGTTTGACCAATCGGAACCCGATTGGATACCCATAAGGAATCAGTCCACTGACCATTCTTCATCAAGTAACCAGCAAGGGCTATCGAATAGGAGAAGTAGGAACTGTTGAGGAATTCCTGCTCAATAAAAGCACCGTCGCCGAATATCCAAATATCGTCAATTCGTTGCTGATCCAGCTTAGCGTTATCCACAACTCCGGCAGCGATTGGGTCTAGTAACTCACCAACCGCATCAACCGGAACCGGTCCAGCCATTATAAATTGGTCGTTTTGGATCGACCCCGCAGGATGATCAACAATGCCAGCCGCGAAATCCGTCCACATCGAATTAGCGCTTCCATATCTTGGCGATCCATCGGAAGCAGTGCTATCGGGCACGTAGCTAGTACGCCACCACGCGGGCTCGACACTATAGCCCACGACTTCCCAAGGCGCACTGTGAGGCCGGTAAGAGTTGTAAACCCGTGAGTAGATTCCGACATAATGCCCTTCGACACCTGCTGAACGATAGTTCCAAGTGAAGGGATCGGAATCATCGAATGTGGTATTCTCACTGAAATCGTTTTCACGGAAGACGATGAAGCGTTCAAAATCGCGACGAATGATTTGTCTGAATTCATTAGTTGTGTACTCAAATGCAAATGGTCGATTCCAACTGTCGATGGAAAATGTACCGACTCCGTTGAAAATGTAATATTCACCATCCCCATTGTTTAAAAATATGTCATCTACTATTGCTGGTCGTGTCAACCACTGACCGGCACTGAATAATGCGAACACGGCTGTGTTAGTTGAGAAGACTCGTAAGCCGTCTGCCGGTCCGGCGATTGCATTGAAATCCTCAACCACATCTTCAACCGGTAGGATGGACGTGTCGGGTTCATAATTTCCGTAATGGTCAGATAATGTGATTCCAGCTTCGTTGAATCGCGAAGAGTAGGTCGCACTTTCTACCTTAAACGTATCGGGTGTTGCACCGAAGAATCGGTTCTGAAATTCCAGCCATATCAAATCACGCTCATCCGTGAATGTAGGAATGACCGTCCCTTCATGCCCAATAAGCACCGTTTGTCCGTCCCGTTGTTCATATGAACGGGGTTCGTATACTGGTGCTGCGCCAACACGCGGTGGTGATGGGGGAATATAAATTGGTCGTGGGTTTGGATCAATATTCGTCGCTGTACCGGTAGTAACCAATGTTTCTAGGAATGTCCCCATCTCAGAATTGTAGTATGGGAAATCTTCCGTTCTACCCATAAAGATAGAAGTCAACACTGCGTCACAGGCTTCAGTAGCAGTTAGTCCCGGGTACAAAGAACCGTTACCATTGGTAAACGATAAATTATCCCACAGTTGATTCATCTTGTTGGTGAACCGGAACAGAACCTTATTGTAATCTTTAGCCATTCGACGGATTGCATCAGGGAAATCCAAATTAGCATCCTGTAACGTAGCCGTGGTACGCAGCAGGGTCTCCTCAGCGTCGATTATAGACGCTCCGAGGGTCGGACTACGGTCAGTCCATCTGTATGAGTTCTGACCCGTCGTCGAGCCTGCAAAGCCGTCCTGAGCCCCTATGACACCTGTCATGTGTCGGAGCATGCGTGAACGCGACGCAGATACCAATATTTCATGGTCTGGGTTCGCCGACATGCCAACAGGAACATCGTACAACCCGTTAGCATCAACTGCCTGTTCGGTCAATTCATCAGCCTTATGCCATATGCCATGTAGCAGTCCGGTGTTTGTGTCCAAAAAGTAATGGTACCCGATAACCGTAGTTGTATCAGATTCCAAAGTGAGCCCGAATAGAAATTCACCAGTATTGTTGAAGGTAAGGGGGAATCCCAAAACGGGATCATCCTGTCCAGTAACACTACGTGTGTATTCGAATATCGTGGTTTCTTCGCCAGTATCAAACCCGTCGAGGGATGACTGGTCGATTGCATATTTCTTGTATACAGGACTATCGTTTCGGTAATCCCTAGTATCACCAACGATGCCCTCGATACCGTCCCAGAATTCAATGATAGGACGGATGGCTTGGTCTTCGTTATCGGTGGCTGCACGATCTATGGGAGATAAGTCTTCCTGATGTCTCCACCAGTTCTCCGTTGTCCATGTATCGGTCAGCGACTCAAATTCTCGGGTATCATAAATGTATTCGCCATCGGTTCCTGCGGTTCCGGGAGGACCACCCGCTGCGGTGTACGTCAATATCTGGTATGCACCGCTGTCGAAGAACTTCAGTACGCGCTCGCCCGCAAGACGGCTATCTTCCCAAATCATATTCTCCCGTGGGAATTCCGGCAGCGAATTGTTTATAACAACAGGGAGAGGAATCCATCGGCCAGCCCCACCGCTGTATTTCCATACAATCGGACGTTGGTAATCTGGACCCGTGCGGGCTACGTAGAAATAGGTTGGCGTGACCACTTCCGAAAAGTCGGTAGGTACGTCCGAGACTACTTCCAAATTCAAAAGCTGCCATGTGGCACCATCGGAAAGATAAACCAATCGCTGTGTGGTGCTGGCATCTTCCACATAGGTACCAGCCGCCATAACAGTCGGAAGTCCATTGAAGATGAGTGCTGCATTTGGAGTTAGTGTGGCTCCGTCCCAATGATGTATTACGGTCTTGGAATGAGATTGTTCTTTGGTGACGTATTCACCCTGTACATTGGCTGTACCAGTACCAATCCACAAATAACGTGAGAAATTGATGTGCTTGTCGTAATCAATTGGTGGAGTCCAAGCGTAGAAATCCACGGCGAAGATTCTGTTGGGGTCTGAAACATCACCACCATTAGAATCAATCTGGTTCACCAAATCGGTGTAGGACGCAACGCTCTCCCGTTCTTGGGTGTCAGGATCGATGAACGTAGAGCCGACAGCGAGTTGATACTTCTGCCGTTCTGCGGAACCTTCTAGGATCGGCGGAGTACGTTCTAAATCCTCAGCAGTGAGGTTAGTGAGGTCACCTATGAATCCATTAAGGAAATTAGCCTGTTCGGGCTCAAACGAGGGATCATCCGCAATGAATGTCTCTTGGTTGTTTTGCCGTGTCTGACTACCTTCTGGGTAATTTGTAAAGGCTCTGCGTTCTTTAGCCATGGAATAGTTGTCCTTGAGTCACTGGTTATTTATCCCTTAACCTTCTTGAAGAATAACATGAATAAGATAGTCACTTTCGTGAAGAAAATCCAGCAAGGTTGACTGGATCACTTTAGTGGTATAAAATTTGCCAAATGTATGAATCTTGGATCATTATAAGTGACGTAGGCGTAGCACCGGATTATCGGGGAGAATGGCCGAAATTGGCTGTGGCTCGTATCGAGACCGAGGAGCGTGTTGGGATGCTTACCTTGGGAAAATTAGAATGCACCACGCTTACCAAAAATACCACTGTGATAGATTTCACATACGAAATTCAATATTTCAACTTCGATAGTGATGATATGTTCGAGCCAGAATCAAAGGGGACTATTGCCGTGCTGGACGTGAATCCATTATACGTCGGTAAGGAATGCCCCGTTCAGCTATGCTGTGAGAACATAAGCGAGGCGGTATATGGTACCCATATTGCATTCGATACCTTGCCTGTTTTGTATATGCGTTATTAAATAAACCATCCATCTTGGGCGACATTACAAAGGCTGATTCCTTTGTATGAGGTCAACCGAAGACCGAACTTGCCTTCACGAAGACAGTACATCTTCTTGGTTCCCTTCATGACCAGAGAAACACAGTTGCCTTGCTCGCTATAATCATTGTACGCGGTGCCTTCATAATTCACTTCACGATGACCACCGCGAATTGCAGTAAGTGTTACTGTGTCGCCTTTCTTGATTTCTTTGATTGATTTGAACATGGGCATCTCTCTTCTCAGTTGATTGATACATTATACAGGTTTACCGACTTTTGTCAAGAAATTTGGGGCTATTTTACCTAAATAAAAGAAAAAGGTTGACACTGGTTTAGACCAGTACTATAGTTAATCCATATTCGATTTTATACCCGGGTAGCTCAGTTGACAGAGCAGCGCCCCAGATGACAGGCGGAAGGATCACGAAACCTGTCTATACTAAATGAAGTCGATTGAAGCAAGGGGAATGGAACCCGTCACGCGGACGGGGGGAACAGCCAAGCGGATATCGGAATGAACTGAGTTAAAAGTCTGGAGTACATGGCGTGTGTCGGTGGTTTGAATCCATCCCCGGGTACCCACTTTCTGGAGAACAGAGATGAAATTTACTTAGAAAGAACAACTTGGTTTGACCGAATGCCCCTACATGGAGCGTTGGGTTCTTGATTTTCACTACTTCTCCATCCGCCTACATCATTGGTTTAAGTCTGATGATGACCTCTACATGCACGACCACGCTTGGTGGTTCTACACTTGGGTAATTTCTGGTAGCTATACTGACGTTAGTCCCAAAGGTTCCAAAATTCGCTCTCGGTGGTCTCTCGCATACTGGCCCGCACTTCATCGCCACACCGTCGTTGTAGACGAACCATGCTGGACAATCTGTTTGTGTGGACCAGAGAAACGCAAGTTCGGATTCTGGGTAAACGGTAAGTTCGTCCATGCAAAGAAATACTTTTACAAATACGGACACCACCCTTGTGAAAAGGGTGGTAAACGTAAGCGTACATTTGAACGTTAAGAGAGGATACCGATTCGGAGTTCTTCGTCAGTGAACGAGTTAACAACTTCAATGTCATCGGCGCTGGTAGCAGAGATGAAAAGCTCATCCGGTTCAGAACGAATCTGGAACAACCGCCCAAACGATTCTGTGTCTGAATTCGGTACTGCTACTACGGTCTGGATATTTGGTGCCAATTCCTGATGGATAAACGCCAACAATTCCGTCATGTAGAACACTTCGCCGAAATCCCAGTTATCAACACCAAAATAGGTATCAATCGCGTCAAGAATTCGCAGTTTCAAATCATTCTCACTGAGCAACGAGCCTTCAGATTGAACAACCTTGAACGTAGCTTGCAGTTCGGTTATTGCCTGTTCACCAAACAAAATCTTGTAACGCGCAGAATGATAAATCATCGCATCACTCATCGCCTTAAAGTCATCGAAGTCGGCGAAGTCGATTCGCAGTGACTCTGATGTTGGTGCATCCGGCAAATCTTCTGTTGGGGTATTATTATCCAGTGCTGTTCTGAACGCGTCATCGTATGTCGCTGTTAGGATATAGATATCCATGACATTCGATACTGATGGGTCAATACGGTAAGCATCGGGTGCATAATGCAACCACATGAATTTCAAATTACTACGACCAATCAAAACCTTGAATGCGGTTTGGTCGGCTGCGGCTACCCACGTAATCGTTGTAGCGATGTCAGCTACCAACCATGTTTCGGTTGCAATGTCGTAGTGAACGTCACCTTCTTGCACGGTAAACTGAGATTCCGGTAATGAGGTTTCAACCTGTTCTGGAATACCTGAAGTATATCCGCTATTATCGATTGCTGTGCCGTCCCCAACATCTCCACCAGTAGACAAACCGTATGTTCCTCGCGGACCGGTTGTCAGGCTGATTGGATCAAGTACGGTGAATCCAAATTCCTCAATCTTTCTCCATAATACAAGATCGGTAAAACCATCCTGCAAAACAATATCCTTGAATATGAATGGGCTGTCTGCGAAACCACTATTATCTTCATCAGCCGGACGGACTTCAACGCCATTTGCGTTGACGTATCCGTCTGGGGATTTGAGTGTGTCTTCGATGTATAGCGGTACATTCTGACCAAGATATGATACCAGCAACGATTGAACGGAGATGTTACCGAGGTTATTCGTTCCTGTTGGAAGGTCGGTGATATCACCACCACCAAAACCAAGACCGGTTTGACCTTGTGTGGAAGTTGGGTCTGTACCCACACCACCGGGCCAATTAATCATGGCTATATTAACACCGAGTGCGGGTGGTGCCGTAAACGTTACATTGTTTGATCCGGGAGCCGACCATGATGATGGAGACACGACCGCCCATGGCGCACCGGCCTGAGCAATACCGTCTTGAAATACCATCGTGGTATCAGCGACAACATTGGTTGAGTCCGTCAACACATAATTTGTTTGTATACCGTCAGAAGCTCCAAAATCATAGGTATCGCTACTGACAAACACTGGATTTAGTTGTACCGAAATGGAGACGACTGTTCCTGCCCCGGGGGCGACTGGGAAAGAAACGGTGGTCTCATTTGGTGCGGTAACGATTGAGTATTCATCCTTCCCTTGATAGATACCATCATTCCATACCCATGTACTATCAGCAGTATTTTCACCAATCGCTACTGTGAAATCGGTTAGGACACCGTCAGCAACGAAATCAAATCTTCCAAACAGCACATCAGCAATACCACCAACACCATATACAAACATATTCACACCAGACGGCAATGGCGACGCTAATACAATAGCAGCATTTCCGTTGATTAGTGTTGCAGTAGAAAAATCCACAAACGGTCGTTGATATACACCGTCTAAGAATACGAATAAGTTTTCAGATTGCATTGGGGGTTCGGTTCCCAAATCATATGTATCTAGAAGACCATTACCCTGCACGTCGATGAACACATCAGTTTTCACGGATTTCAAAGAGTTGCTTATGGAAATACAAACCAAAATCTCAGCACCATCTGCCGGTGCAACAACAAATTCGATGGTGTCGCCAGATACCTTAGAAATGATATTGAAATCAATGGTGTTAATCTGTAACACTTCATCGACTGTTACCGCGACGTTCGGGCTCAGCGGGTTTTCGGAAGTGGTGAACCCTGTGGTTACACCATCTCCAGTAAATTTATAACAATATACGTCACATTCCAATATAGCAGAAATGCTCAGGTTTATAATGTTTCGCCGACGGAGACTATCCCTAGATTCGTTGGACTCTAGAATTAGAATGGTATCAGTTTTCACTGCACCGGTTTCGGGATCAATTACGGGTTCGTTTCCTGCAAAGAAGAAATCATTTTCTCTATCAGATTCGAAGAACTCGCTGATGCCACGATCAACAACTTTCCATTGATCGTCGGCGTCACCACCCGGAACAAATTCAAGATACACCATCCAAGATTGGTCTAAGTTCAAACCACTGGTATCTCCTTGGTCATCCAAGCAGAACATACCGCCACTTTCTTGTTTGTCTAGATTGTCTGAAAGAATAATAATCCATGTTTGGGTATCTTGAACCCATGAAAGACCAAAATCCAGTTTCAGTTCCAACTGTTGCTCAATCAATACCTTCTCAGGTTCCGTAAATTTGGTACGGAACGGTGGGAAAACAGAAACTATACGGATACCATCAACGGTATCTCTTTCTAGAATAATACTATCAGCAGATGCTCCGGTGTCGTCTGGAACGCGGTCCACTTGTACCGTGACACCACGAGGATTATCCAAACGCAAAACAGAGTCCACCAGCACATATTTCGCTGGTATTGCAACTGTAGCATCACCAACGGCGATGGATGTATTGGTATCACCCTGAGTCTCGACGATTCGTCCGCGAGATTGCTGATTTACCACAGAGTCTTCGTACCAGAAATGGGAAGTCGGGAAGAATTGTTCTGGATAATCATTGAAATACAATTGTTCTTTGTTGGCTTCTTCGATTTGGGGCTCAATCACATTCTGAATCAATAATGGATTCGATAAGATTGTGGTATCCGCAGATGCAAAGTTCACGCCCGTGACGCGCTCCTGATAGAAGCGTCCATCTTCGGCAACGATTTTCAAATTCTCATAAAGTCCTGTCGGGTCATGTAGCTTCGCGAATCTTGACTGACCAGAGAAGGTACGGTTGACTGACTTAACCTTTCGGATAGCAGTATCACGAAGGAAGAACGCGTTGTAGTCACGACCAGTAATCATTCGATTCTGTGCGTAGTAAACCTGATTGGCTCGCGTTCTGATAGAAAAGTTTGTCTCTGACCCCGCAGCATTTCCGATATCTTCTTTCAGTGATATCGTAATAGTCAGGAAGTAAATGGTACCACCGGATTCATACGGAAGCGTGAAGGTTTGCTCGCCGATGTCTGATGGTGTTACCAACTGAGGCTGTGGGTTACTGGTACGATACCAAAAGCGGAATCGACCCAGTGGAATTTCACCGTAAGAACCATCACCGAAGCGGACGCGGACTCGGTCGTTTTCTAGTGTGTCTAGTTCGTAAACGGTGCGTGCATTACCTGTAGCTTGATTACCTGTTGTGTCTTCCCCTTCATCAATAAAATCAGAACGGTCTGTCGGTAGGAATGATACACTTTCGCCAAAGATAGTATCGACTTGGTCCCATATTACTTCAACACTACCCTGTGCGTCCAATTGTTCAACAAAGAAATCGTCATTGTTTATGGACTGTGTATCGACGTTGACAATACGGACAACTTCGGGTTGTACAAATTCTTCTTCTTGGAACTGCATGGTTCCTTGGCGTAATTCTAGGAAGAATCCGGTGCCGTTAGAAGAAAGACCTTTACCATCTGCTATGTAGAGAGTATTGTAGGCATTATCAGGATTGGGTGCTAGTTCTTCAGTACGACCAGTGTCCTTATCCACCATGGCATTGATTATGTCAAACGGTAGAGAAACACCGTTAATCGATGTAGTGAATGGGTAAGAACCGTTTGACGGCGCACGTCCATTGAATACATATTGTTCAATTCGGGAATTTCCGCTGGTTACTCTAGTCAAAGGGCGACCGAACTGAGTCCGGTTAGTGAAGGCGGCATTCATTACGATAATGAATTGCTCGAAGTAATCTTCGTTCCGTGGGTCGTTCCAACGAATCTCGCGATCTTGGAGATCGATGTTATTGGAATCAAATAGGGATTCGGTTGTCCTAATAGATTCAATACGGACGCGTCCAGACGCACCACGAACACGGGAAATCTTATATGAAACGTTTTGAGCTAAACGAATTAACGAATCTCTTCGTTCAGCAGTTGCAAGGAAGTTCTCTCTTGTGTTAAGGTCTATTCTGAATGAGATGTTTTGGCTCAACCAAGCCAGAACTTCTACTTTCATAATAAATTCGGAAGAGGCAATCCAGTCGTTGAATTCCTCGGGGAATACATCGCGAAGATGGTCGAGCAAAGCCGCAACATAGTTGTCGAAATCGTAAGCACGAAAATCGACATTCTGTATGGCTTCGTAAATGCGAACCCAGTCTTCAGATACGAACAGGGTATTCTGTCGTTGTAGTACGCCCATTAGCCTCTAGCCTCGAATATAGCGTGGAAATTTATGTTCATGTCGAACTCTACCATTTGTAGAGTCGCCACTAACCTAATCTGATGCTCTTCGGGGTCAATTTCAACGTGGACTTCCTGTGATACAACCCGGGGGTCTTCACTGAAAATGCGTTGAGCGTCTGCAATAACCAGACCCTCAGTCCTAGTATCAAAGAGGTCGAATAGCAAGTCATGTATAATAGAACCAAACGAGGGTCGTCCGACACGCTCGCCTACGCGGGTGCCGAAATGATTAAGCAAATCTTGCGTAACAAGGTTCACGTCAAACAGGCGTGTATCGATGCCGTCGTTTGCAACCGTTGAAAAACCGCGATATAGAGGTGCAGCCATACTTGAAAACCCGTTATGTTATAACCATATTGTTTAGTCGTTCGATGCTTTTAATCTTGCATGAAGACTATTTACCATCCAATCCGTCATGGAAAAACAAACATTAAGAACTGGAGAAGAAAAATGCGTGATCCAATCAAGACCAGCGACGCAAAAACATTTGTCAAAGGTTATCTACCATTATTGACTGCCGAAGAGGAGAGAAACCTCTTTGAATCATGGTGGGCAACAAATCGCAAGGGGTTTTCGGACTTCATGGACCCGCTGAAGCCGGAGGTCAGGAAGTTCAGTGGAGGGGATGATAACCTATATTTGACGCGGATTCTCATGGCATACAGCCCTGCGATTCGTCGTTCTATAAAAGAAGTGTCTAATCATAGAATCGAAGATGAGGAACTTTTATCGGAAGGGTTGATTGCCCTCGCGGAAGCCGCTCGTAGGTTTGCCCCGTCAGAACACGGTGATGTGCGCTTTGCCGCATACGCTAAGGTGTGCGTGAAGGGAATGATGCAAGGTTATATTATGAGAAACTACTTCGTGGTTCAGTTTTGCACGAACCACAACAAGAAGCGTCTGTTCTATTCCATAAGAAAACTCATTGCTATCGAGCTTCAGAGTAAAGGCTCTTTCCTGATGACCCCCAAAATTATCGAAGAATTAGCTGAAGGCCATTGTCTGGACGAAACCGATGTGACGATGATGTTTCAGATGTTCCAAAAGCCTTACGAATCAATGGATGACCCTGTTACCACGGGTGAATCCGATTTTCAGCATGGTGGGCGTCCCACGCTCGGTGATACCCTTGAGGATGCTGGTGTGGGTGTTGAAGAGACCATAATAGCTGATAGTGAAGTTGACTTCCATAAAAGCCTTGTGAGTGAAGCCATGCGAGTTCTCACACATCGAGAGAAGACAGTATTCGTTGCCCAAATCCTAATGGATAAGGACAATCAGCGAACGCTTGATAATCTCGGTGTGGAGTTCAGTGTTTCTAAGGAACGAATTCGGCAAGTACGAATCGAGGCCATGAGTAAGATGGATCACGAGCTTCACCGGTTGGCATCAGAAAAAGGAATAGCAGTATCCGACCTGTTCCACGATTAATACTTGACCAAATGGCTCTGGACTGCTATAATCACACTATAGCAATTAGGCAGGAGAGAGCCAATGATTGATTCAACACTTGAACCAGTAGTCCGATTTTTTACCAAGGGTGTATTCACTCAAATGATGCGTGCGGAGAATCCGGTCGGCGTACATTTCAATGATGCCCGCGTTGAAGTTGTTCGGGTCGGCAAGAAACTCCAGCATCAGTTTTTCAACGACGATAATGTTCTGATAGGCGTCTGGACTAGGACTGGTCAGTTTACTAGAAAGCCTGTCCGTTAAACCTGAGCGAATAGGGTTTCCAACTCCTGCCGACGCCTGCTGTATAGAGCCGCCTCTATGCGCGGGCGTGTGGCAGCGGAACACCGGCTACAGGTGGATAGCTTCATCCATTCCTGCGGCACTCCAGAGAAATCACCAGAGTTTAGGTTGCTACGCTGAATCATTCGACGCAATGCACCACGACCGCCATTGTATGAAAAGCTCACCATGGCATCGAATTGCCCTTGGGTGATGTTCGTACTAACTTCGAGGCAAATACCGGCTTCAAACTTAACCAAGTCCAGACGGAATAACCGTTCTGCTTCTTCGGGGGCAACATTCAGTTGTCCCTTCGTTCGGCGCAGCATATCGATGTCAGCCTGTGTAACCCGTCCGTTGATGGTATCACCATTAATGGTATCACCGATTTTAATGAAGTGTCCGTAACCAATCGAGTAACCGTCGGCGTCGGGATACGCTTTCGTTCGGAATCCCTCTTGGCGATGTAAGAAATCAATACCCTTCTCGGAGGTAGTGTATGTGCTACAGTCGGCGAAGTCACCCTGTGGAGCCACATCATCATACGACGGTGCTTCATTTAGGTTGCTGGTGGAGAACGGCTGTCCTTCTCGGAATCTACTTTCTTCAGGGAGGTTCAACGGTGCAATAGAAATTTCTGTGGTTGATCCGGCACGGGAAACTTCAACTGGAGCCTCATCTACGAAACCACGGGTGCCCGCAGACGATCTGCAACGCTCCGGCCATGGTTGGTGCTGCGGTACTGACATTTCATCCAGCGTATTAAATTCTGCTGGAGGTTCTTCACAGTTCCGCACTTCCAAATCAGTTGGCACACGGAATGTCTGTGCCGTGGTAGGAATAGTCTCTGCCACAACGGGTGCCGCACTCGCTGCTGATCCTGCCGAACCCGCTTGTGGTCCATTGAAATGAATCTCGGAACCGGTACCAATAATATCACCACCACCCAATAAATTCAAATCAGAACCGGATTCGATGTTGGCTTCTGAACCAGCCAGTAAGTTCGCATTAGAACCAGCTTGCACGTTAACATTAGAACCACCCTTAATGTTGATATTCGAGTCAGCTTCGAGTGTTGTATTCGCTGATGAATGAATATTGAGATCACTCCCTATATCCATAGTGAACGCAGCATCGATATCCCAATTAAGACTACCGTAATTATGGATAAAAGTACCCTGTGGCGTTCCACCTCCCCAATTCGGACTGGTGTTATATTTCAGATTCTCTGGGGGTAAATCATTCTTACCCAGTTCAATGTTGTTCTGACCCTTCAGTGTTAAATTGGTATTGCCCCGAACCTGAAGATTGAAATTACGCTGCGCATCGATATTGATATCACGGTCAGCCGTCATGTTGATATCCCCGCGTGCGTGGACGGATACGCTATCTTCGGCGAAGATGTTAACCTTTCCGTTGTCGATGAACTCCAACCACACATTACCCTGTGCTGTCGAAATGTAAATGAATGGTTCGTTGCACCGGTCGGCGAAGTATAACTGGGAACCAGCCGAGGTTCTAAGACGAACTCCTTGGTGGTCGGGGTGATCGTCAAATGTTAACTGGTGACCGGTGGTATTGATATCTTTGTAATCGGAATCGGCAGCACTGAACTGCACACGATTTCCACTGGCAGTATTCAGGTTTCCCTTCTCACTGTCAAAGTTCCAGCCTGCGGATTTGAATCCAGTGACGTAGGATGGGCTCTCTCGGCGCGAACTCGATGTGCCTGCACCACGTAAGGGGTCAGTCAATAAACCGGCTTTCTGGACGTTCTGTGCGGCTTCAGGGGCAACGAGGACATCAATCAGTTCTCGTTCGACCGGAATGGCACTGTTAGAACTCAAACGGCGGGCTTTATCCAGTGCTGGTACCAGTGCAGGAGTAGCTGTTTGTGAAGCCTCGTCTTTTAGTTGTTTGGTCAGTTTATGGATCACTGGGTTAGGATTGTTTTCGTCCTCCGCGTCAGCTTTCTCATCAAGGTCTTCTGGTGGTCGTCCGGGACTTCCGGGAACCATGAAGTTGCGGGCATACTTCGGCATACAACCAATCCAAAAACCTTTAGCTGAATCACCGTGGGCAAACAGAACACCAACTTCGTCACCGATTCTCGGCTGCGCCCACATTCCGTAAGAGTTTACATCGCCGTTGCCTGCATTTCGGAAATCACCACCCGGACTTTTCGATACGCGGAAATCATCACCACCAAAGAACGGCAACAGTGGGGCACACTGAATCCACCCCATACGAAGGTCTTGATCCCAATTGATGTTACCACCCGCATTATCACGGTCGGGAGCGGTACCGCCATATGTCGGGAGGGCTTGTTCTTTTCTCAACCGGCGCTGTGATACGCCCGGGAGGTAGACCCACACCTGACCCATGCGCTGATCATCAGCATCATCCATAACGATACCGGTATAAAATCCCGGTAATGGAGCTTCGGCTGATGGAGTATCACGCCCGCCCGACCAACTGGCCCGCGCAGATCGATTAATACCGCTTTCAAAACTTGACATTATACAATACTCATACGTTGCTTAATATTCGGGATGTTGCCTGTGATACGCTAGAATTAGGATCAAAATCTCGCGGGTCTCTTGGTGGCACTTTAGCGGATACGGTTGGTTGAGAAGCCGACTGTGAAACATCCGTATCCGTAGTTACTCCTTCACCCACCACTTGAGAATTTGTTGCTAAACTAATATTGTTCTCAACATAATTTAGGTGATTCATCTTTGCAGCAGTTATGGTTTGCGTAAACTTACCCCCCTTGAAAACAGAGTTAACTTTAATGGTTTCATAAAATCCACCCAAAATACTACAAGCTGTTGACGATTCATTGCGATCTGGATTCATGTAATCATCTTGGTGAGGAGCGAACATACGAAGGAAGAAACATCTAGCGGATTGTGTTTGAACCAGTGCTGATGTTGATGTCGTATCGGTGGTTTCGTTACCAATTGTTAACAGGTTTCCACTATCCTTACCATACGGAGACAGTAACCACAGAGGATCGCCGCGAACTTCTACATCGATCTTTATCATATCATTTTTGATGTGTTGGTTGATATTGGCTTGATATTCATTACGCGTGAGTATGTCTTCACTACCAACAGAACCACGTGCATCCGTTTTGGGCATTTCACCAAAACCACCACCGTAAGTGTCATACGGAGTTTTAAATATTCGTGCGCTACAGGTCGCCGACGGATTATCGATTGAACTTCCGAACAGTCTTCGTAGTGACGATTGAACACTATTCTCTAGATTACTCGGTACAGCAGCCTCGCCTTGGTCGATGCTACCAACACCTTCCTTATCGATTCGGAGGGAGTCCTCTGATACTTTCTTCATTTTAGAGTTAGCACCAGTTGCTTGATTAGCACCCGATTTACCAGCGTCTCCAGTGAACATTGTATGATAATAAAAATTCTTCAACGCGATGTCAACTTCAATGACTTCGTTGTTTTCCGACGTATTGATATAATTATAAATTCTGTTAATCATCCCCAGTCGAAGCATCTGTTCGACACGGTCAGCCTGTGCATTAACATCAACAACCTTCGTCATTTCGTCTCTGTTGTTAATCGTTGCCTGTTTGTATGTTACAAACGGTTCGATGATATATTGATTCGTGATTCCGTCAAAGTCATTGGTTCCGGGGTTAACTCCCGAACCATAAACAACATTGAATCGGATTCCCCAATGTATTCGGGGTTTAAGATGTTTCGGATCATCTTTCTTGAGGATTTGATTCCAAGTCATTTCCAAATCTTTCAGAGCATCCTCTAGTAGCGAAATGACGTTGGCGTCTCTGGGAGTTGAAACGGTAGAACCACCCTTGGGGTTATTCTTCAAGAATCCCTGTTTGCGTTCGAATTCTCCTGAGAAAAATTCAGCGGCAAGTAGTTCTGGTGGGGCTTTGAATTCGTACTTCCTAACAACCTGCTGGTTTGTTCTATCAGAAACCGCTTTGTTCATTACCTGAGAAACACGTTCGAGGAATCCTCCAAATGTTTGTGCCTGAGATTGGCTACCAGTAAAGATAGCACCAGCATCCACAATGACTTCCTCTGGTCGGTACGCGGAGTGTCCACTAGGGACAATGCTCATGTCGTAAGTTGTTCCCATATTGGTAACCTTAGCATCAACCGTGGTGATGTTCATGTAATAGGTTATGACTTTAGTCTTCCTGACACGGGTATCCAACTCGATGAATGGAGACCATTCGCCAGTATCCTGATTGTAACCAGAGAAGAATATATCCAACCGCCATACTACGCGACCTAGACTGACTCCATTATATCCGTTATCGTTAGCAACCCTACGGGCATCTTCGTTCCACTTGAATCCGTGTGGCTCTATAATGTTCATTTTACCCGTGACCATTGCATTGATATATGGGTTCTGTGCCGTCGGTGCCATTACGTTGTCCAGCGTCACTGATTCGATGTTATAGTAATGCCTACCCTTCGCTGGTGTCCACTGTTGGCTGAATATTTTGGATGTGTCTGGAGTAATCAGCCGTGGATCATTAGAGCTTGGGTCAAACTCTTCGGGTGCACGTTCGAATCGGAATACATCACCGGTTGAAGCGAATGGTACTGATCCTTCTGCTAATATAGCTCGTATCAATTCATCGAACGTTCCAGCATTATTATTTCCTGCACCGACTGGTATATTCTGCTGAACCTTGGGTAGATTTTCTGTAGGCACCATCGACCATATCATATGGTATTGCAGACTGACATAAGGTAACAAGACGTTATCGGGGATGGTCAATGTATCAGAATTCTTCGCACGAACACTTAGGGCTGAATTAGTAACTTGGGGGCTTTCTTTCTCCTGATTACTAATCAATGGGGATTCTGTTCCTTCAGCATTAAATCCGCCGTCAAGTTTTGTTACTCCTGCCGGTGCGAATCCCGGTTGTAGTAGTGCGCTATTATTTAATCGCGCTAGCGGTACTTGTGCTTCGTTGGCTGCATCGGCTAGTTGGGCTAGTCGCTCCGCATTCATGATTTTCTTCGATTCTTTGACGGCAGTGTCCGAATTTTTATCGTAGTCTTGCACAACATCGTTGTTACTGACGTTGTTACTATATTGTTTAGTAGCAACCATTATACAATCGACCGAACGTATGAAGGATGGGGGATGTTGTACAGTTCACCCAGTTTAAAATCAAACACAGGGTCTTGTAACCCATTACGCACGGCAATGACCCAGAACAAATCAGGGTCACCGTATAAATCATTCGCGAGTATGTCAGGACGATGAACATATCTGTGGTCATTCAATTGAATAACAGTATCGAGGTTGTGTGGGCTTATCGTGCGGTGGGCATAATAAACCATAAAACGGTTGATGATTGGTGTCACACCGAATGGGGATACCTGTTCGTAATCGGGATTATAAGCCATTATGGTCTGCCTCCGTTACCTTTCCTCGAATTGAGAGATGGATTGGTTATGTGGAAACTCTTACGCGCTCGTAGTAGTTCACCAGAACGGTACATGTCCAAATTCCAGTTAGACCAGAAGGACGGAGAATGCTGAACAACCAATGCTATTGATGACACCTTGAATATCATGGGTAGCCATGTGTATTGCGTACTGGCGTTTCTTTCGTATAGCAGAGTGCGTGCTGCATATTCTGGTGTTCCGAATTCGGGGATACCGACGTAATCAACATCCGCAGGAAACGACCAGTCTGCTTTTTCCATCAGAACGGGGACACGATGGAAGGCATAATTACCGTAAGCCGAAAACCACATCGGACTCGGTGGGCGACCGGTTCTGCCGATACCGAAGTCCATCTGACTGTATGTTCGTAAAAAGTGCAATGCAGACAACGCGTAAACAGCATTGTCGAATGTGTCACACGTCCATTGAGAATCCGAAATATTGATTCGAACGTTATCAGTACCACGATACACATGGAAGGATTCGTTGGTATGAGTCAATTCCATGGAATCATATTTCACAGAGATTGATTCGGTTATCGTTGGGTTATACGGGAACACCAATCCACTGGTAGCAAAGATAGGAGCGAGCGCGTGGTTATCCTTTGAGTTCTGTTGGGAGTTTGCAGGACTAGTTTTGGCGGCAGCTTGTCCTGCCTTATTAGGGATATTGGAACCTTGACCACCCTGAAGAGCCTCAGAAGTATCAGAACGCCGGTCTGTTCCACCTAGTTTAAGACCCAGACGTAATAGATCGAACGGCTCCAACTTAGCCGCAACATGTTCTATTGCGTAGGATGGTAGAAAGTCATCATTTTGTGGTTGCTGTGCGGCCATTATTAAACCCTGCTAAGTTCAAAGTGTATTTACATTACGACTGCCTTGACTTTCGTGAGGAAAGTAACCATCTTATAAGTATAACTTTCGTGAGGAAATCTCAAATCATCTGAGGGGACTATTTTGGGAACTACAAAGAGGACTGTCACACCGGCAGTAGAAGAGGCTACGGACATAAAGGCGGCACCTAAAAAGCCAGTCAAAAAACGTAGAGTACAGAAGTATTTAAACAACGCTCGGCTACTGGAGCACATTGCTTTATCGAAGGTTGCATGGGAAAAAGCTAAAAAGAAATGCAAAAATCCCGACAAGATGCCGTCCGCTGCTGAATGTATGACAGAACCGATGGTCAAGATGATTATGATGCTGGTTGACCGGTACGCGCAACGTGCCAACTGGCGCGGGTACACGTACATCGATGACATGAAATCGGAAGCCTTGTTGTCACTATTGAACGGTAGTTTGAAATTCAATCCTGAAAAATCCAAGAACCCATTTGGATATATGACTCAGATTGTCACCCACTCCTTTCTTACCACCCTCGACAAAGAGAAGAAGGTACGACGGATTCGTGATGACATTCTGGAACAATACGGGCTCGATCCATCGAATACTCGTCAGATTGAAAACGAAGCACCAACGTTGGAAAAACGCAGACTAATGTCCAACGAGAGAGAGGGGATTCGCGAGATTGAGGTTGAGAAGGAGGAAGGCGTGATCACTACCCAGTACGGTGTGGTGGATGTAGAAGGATACGATAGTGTATTCCATGAACGCAATCACGCACTCGACGGCGAAAAATAAGGTTGATTTATAGTCCCGACAGGATTATAGTTCTTGAATGAAGTTTCTTCGTAAATCATAATGGATCAATTATTCGACCGTGCGGCTGTATTCACCGATATTCATTTCGGTGATAAGAACGACAGCGAGCGCCACAATCTCGATTGTTTGAATTTCATCAAATGGTTTTGCGCCCAAGTACGCGAAGCACAATGTGATGCGGTAATCTTTATGGGGGATTGGTTCGATAACCGGTCCCGCATACGTGTCGATTCTATCCATTACTCATGGGAAGCGGTTGAATTACTCAATGGCCTCGGCGTTCCGGTATATTGGTTAGTCGGAAATCATGATTTGTACTTCAGAAACAACCGTAATATCACCTCGTTGCCATACTTGGGCTCTATGGAGAACATCTTTGTAATCAACGAGTTAGTGGAGATAAATAACGTTTTGTTATCTCCATGGCTAACTGGTAGTGAATTTGCAGAGGTTCCCGGTTACGATGTGAAATACGTTTTTGGTCATTTCGAGTTGCCCTTGTTTTTAATGAACGAGTCTGTGGCGATGCCGGACAAGGGCGGACTGCACGCAGACCATTTTACCAACTGTGACGCCGTATTCTCTGGACACTTCCATAAGCGCCAACTCAAAGTCAACGAGCACGGTATACCGGTATGGTATCCGGGTAACGCCTTCCCTCATAATTTCAATGACGTAAACGATAGGGATCGTGGTTGTATGATGTTGGAGTGGGGTCATGATCCCGAGTTTATAGACTGGCCAGATGCTCCGTATTACTCACGCATGCTACTAAGTGAACTACTAGAGCAAAGCGATGATCTCGAACCCTCTAACGGTATCATCGAGGTTAAGGATGATATGGGTATCGAGGTCGAAGAAGCGGTACAAATTAAAGAACTACTCGCGGATAAATTCCGAGAGATACGCCTGAGACCGGCGAATCCTGATTTAGATGTCGCCACCGAAACTAATATCGGTGATGATTCACAATCCGTGGATGAAATGGTCATCGAACACCTGCGTTTGTTGGATACCGAGGGTTCAGATTTTGATGCTGACTTGATGGTGAAATTGTACGAAGAGGTCAAGACCGATTAAACCGTACAAGGTTTTCTTACAAAAACAATAAACAATGACGATACACTACCTTACAAGAGAGAAAAATAATGTCTGATGTATTTGACACCGTTTTTGAAGCGACATCACCGTGCTGTGGTGAGTCACTACACTGGGAATGGGATGAAACCGAACTACGGTTTGATGCGGAATGTGAATGCATGAAGCGGTATCAACTAGCCCCACTAACCGCTCAAGTTGAGCATGACTCTGAGGAGTTCGAATCCGATGATGAATGATATCATTGAAGTGATCAAAACAAATCCAAAGATTACCACCCGCGATTTATCAGACCTAACAAATATAAATCAACTCGACTTGGCTGCTGCCTTGAACGACGAGGTAAAAAGTGGTACAGTTATAAGACATACCGTGTTCGTTGAAAATGGAACACCTCGTCCCACTCTGTCATTTGGATGGTCATGTCCAGCAACGCTTTAGATTTTGGTGATTTAGGTTTTCGAAACTTCCTGTCCTATGGTCCGAAGGAAGTTATAATCCCCCTATTAGGTAACTTCATTACCGTTATCCTCGGTGAAAATTTGGATGACGGTGGTGAAGATTCTCGTAACGGTGTCGGCAAGTCTGCCATCATCGACGCTCTATGCTACGTGCTCTTCGGTAAAGTCATTCGTGGTATATCAAATCAGAAACTCATCAACAAAATGTCCGACAAGGGGCAGATGATTGTATGGGTCGAGTTTGAGAAAGGTGATTTTGCATATCATGTAGAACGCACAGAGCGTCCGGGTAGATTGCTCCTTCTGCGCAAACCCATTGATAGTGATGAGGATTTCAAAACGAAGGTCAAGCGCAAAATGAAATTTGATATAGCTCGTGGTAAAACTGAAACCACTGACCAGATTATCGACATCCTCGGATTCGACATCACATTATTCGAATACATTGTAGCCAACTCATCCGAGTCTACCGAGTTTTTTAAGCTGTCAGAAGACAAGCAACGTGCTGTGATTGAGCCCCTATTCGGGTTTACTATCATGTCCACTAAAGCCAAAGCGCTCAAGGAAGACCGCAAGGAACGGAATAAAGAATTAGCTCATGCAGAGTCTTCTGCTGAAGCAACCAAACAAGCCAACTTACGCATCACCCAACAGATTGACGATTTGAAACACCGTTCTGTCGCATGGGAGGGGCGCAAGGACGCCACCGTCACCGAGTTGACAGAAGCAATTTCTCTATTGGAGTCGGTTGATGTCGATCAAGAAATAGCTATACTGAGAGAAATAGAAGAACTCGATTCAACAATGCGAGAGGTTACATCACGTCTTCGTGAACTCGATGCAGAGCAACGCGAGCGGACTAATACTATGAATGCCCACGGGCGCGATGCAGAGCGTGCTGTGGCTGATATAGAGAAGGCAGAAGAGACTATCGCCGCCCTAGATCACAGTGAATGCCCGACCTGTAAACAGCACTGGGAACCGGACCCTGAATTTCGTGAGGAAGCTCTAGCATCGAAGAAAGCGGCTGAGGATGCCGGTGCCGGTGCGCTCGCTTCTTTTGAAGAAATGGTAACAGACATCGAGGTTCATGTTAAGAAACTTGACGGGATACGGAAACCCCTCCCGATTATAGAGGAACGGTTGGCCGATTTGAACCAAATAGAATTAACATACCGAACCGTCGAGGAAGCTGCATCGGCTGGTACTGAGTTAGATAACATACGAAAGCAGCTTGTTTCAACATCTGCTGAAACGAACCCGCACAGTGAAAGCATAGAAGGATTACAAACAGACGCCATTAAGGTGGTTGACGAGTCCGAGATACACGAACTACGCCGATTGATTCGCCACTACACGTACCTGATTGAATTGCTTACGAAGCGTGACAGCTTCCTGCGTCAGATAATTATCGACCGATGGATGCCAATCTTGAACCAACGTATTGCATACTGGCTCGACATTCTTCAATTGCCACACCATGTTCACTTCAATCCCGATTTAACGGTGACCATCACAAACTACAGCGAGGAGTTCGACTACGGAAACCTCTCCAAGGGCCAGCGCTTGCGCGTGCGCGTAGCACTAAATTTCTCGTTTCAGGACGTGTTCGAGTATATGAACTATCCCATCAATATGTTGGCAGTAGATGAATTACTCGACTCGGGAATGTGTTCTAGTGGTGCTGCAAACGCGGTCAACGCCCTCAGAGAGATTTGTCGTAAGAAAGAAAAGCGTGTGTTCTTAATTACACACCGCGACGACATCGCTGCAAGAGTGGATGACGTGATGAATGTGGTACTGGAAAACAACCAATCACGAATCGAGTATGAGCAAGTTATTCCACATAATCAGTCATGAGTACGTGGTTCGAAATAAGAAACAAACCCGAGAAGGGTGAGGTCATCGCTATTTGGCATTGTGAGGATGACGATTATCGTTTGGCCTTTGGGGCGCAGGATGTAAAATACCCACCAGAGATGGAAGACGATAAACGCACTTACGGCAGAGAGGAAGCCATCGGTATATTGGATTCAATAGTGAACGAAGTATCCGAAGCAGAATTCTCAGTACTATCCGAAATAGCAGACATCCCGCAAATTATATCCAACGGGTTCCTACATCACCTCGGTGTTCTAGAATGGGAACACAAGCGCGACCCGGAGGGTTTTAGGAAGTTTGGCTCGTTCTGTATTCCGTGCACCGGAACTGTTTACGCAAAGGTTTACACAGTTAAACCACCAGAGAAAAAATCCGATGAGGAGTTAGTAAAAGCCACGGTGGTGGATACAATAGAAGAATCACCGACGCGCAACATGTCGGCAGACCCATATAACGACTGAAATTTCCCCAAGAAACTTGACACGCTTCTCGTAATATGCTAATATGCAGTATATTCAGAGAGTTAGGAGAGTTTTATGGGTTGGAAAGGTAGACATCACAGAAATTGGATTCGTCCCGGCATCGGTAGCTGGTGTGACGAGTTTGAGGTTATTCACGAGGAAAAATCCGAAAATTACGGATTGTTTGGTGTGTTCGCATACTACGACGACGAGGAGTGGATGGTATTCTGGCGTCCCAACCGGAATTGCACTACCGAGTGGAAAATCAAAGTAATGAGTGAGAAGATCGAGGTATCTTATTCTAACTACCCTCGCGAGGAAGAAATCAAGTACCCAACCGAGGAAGATGCTATTGCTGCTATTGCACACTGGCAGGAAAACTTCGAGCACCCCGAAAAACCGAAACGCTATCGCCCCCGTGATTCACAGAAAGGAAAGCTGTATCGTTGGGAGCATATCATGGCTCGCGAGATCGGTCCGACTGAACTCAATTCGGAAAGAAAGGTTGATCTGCTGCACCAGAAACATGATCGCAGATACATTCGCAAGTTCCTCAAAACTGTTTGTAATGAATTAGGGGCGGAAGACATCGATTTGAAATTCCGTTCTGGTGGTAATTGTTCCAGTGCCGGTTATTGTGGAATTCGCTTACTCCCGTGTCATCTCAACCATTTGGTTTTGTTACACGAAGCCGCTCACATCCAGCATCGCCATTGGGGAAATAAAACCGACGGTAATAAGCATCAAGCACACGGTCGGGAGTTTGT